GGAATTATGGGGGGCTGTTAAAGAACTACAGCGGGATATTAATAAATTAGAAGCCACATTGCCAAAAGAATACGTCCTTAAAGAAGATTTGGACAAACGCATGGATCACATTGAAAGCATGTTTCAGCGTATTTACGACAAGCTGGATGGGAAGGCGGATAAATAATGTCTACTACAACCAACCTTGCCCTTAACGAACCAGCGTATAATAGCACATCCCCCACGTGGGATCAGCCGCTTAACTATAACGCCACCATCCTTGACCAGATGTTTGGCAATACGACCAGCGTATCGGTCAGCACCAGCGGAAGTACAACGTATACGAATATTGCGGCCCCTAGTTCCACGGCAGCGGGTAATACGTCCCAGTGCATGAGGTTCCTGCTTACGGGTGCATTAGCGGCGAATCAATTGGTTTTATTGCCACAAAGCGTTGGCGGGATGTGGATTGTTACCAATAATACCACGGGTATATACACCGTATCCATAGGATCTAATAATGGCAGCAATGCCGCAGCAGGCGGCACGTTGGCTATTCCGCGCACCTATAGCATTATTATGTATTGCGACGGGACTAATGTTGGTTTGGCTAGTTCATCAAGCGTTGGAAATGTTACACAAGCACAGTCTATTGCTTATGCGATGATATTGGGACTCTGATGCGGGGGCGTTATGAATTTTGCTTGGTCGTTCCCTCAGTTTATAGTGAATCCGCTATCTAATGGCTTATCTGACGTAGTCACAGCTATTAATTGGGTTTGCACAGGTACGGATGGCTCAGTCACATCGTCTTCTTCTGGTACGGTGAATTTAAGTTCACCCAATCCAGCAGAATTTGTCCCATATTCCGATATTACCCAACAATTAGCCTACCAATGGGTTTCTCAATCCATTAGTATGCCTGCGGTTGAAGAATTAATTGCTTATCAAGTTAAACAATTAGCTCAACCAGTAACACAATCCCAAAACCCACCATTCTAAGAGGATAAAATGGATAATCTTGAACTTGAACTGAAATTGACGGTAGCCCACGTTAACACCGTGTTAAAGCATCTTAGTGCTGGCGTATATTCGGAAGTGGCCGACTTGATTGCGCTTTTGCATGGGCAAGCCAAGCCACAGATTGAAGCTCCTGCGCCAGAAACATCTTCTGAAACTTCTGCGGCAGAATAATGGATCCATTTACCCTCATCGCTGGCGCGACTGCAATCTACAATAGCATCAAGTCCGCCATTGATTCGGGTCGGGACATGATGGAGACTGCGGAGAAGGTAAGCAATTTATTCAGTAAGATCGGCCAGATTGTTACGGTAACATCAACGCCGCATAAGAAAAAATTATTCCAAAGCCAAGCGGACTACGAAGCGGAAGCGGTAAAACGCTACGCTGTTAAGGCCAAAGCTCAGGATATGCAGCTTCAAGTAAAGAACATGTTCGTGGGCCAATATGGTCCTGCGGCGTGGGAAGGTATCCAACGGCAGGTTATTGAGATGCGGAAAGAGGCGGCCCGTCAAGCTGCGGCGGCGCTAAAGGAGCAGGAAGAAAACCGCAAGGATTTAATTATGGTTAGCAGTATTGTCGGTTTTCTGGTATTGGGTATTGGCGTAATCGGCGTAATTCTTATGGTAACGGTGAAGTGATGGAAGAAAAACATTTTGATTTTTCAAAAATCATCAACATGGTTTTTCCAATTTTGGTTGCCGCTATTGGTTGGTTACTAACCCAAATTACCACTTTAAATAGCAAAGTGCAGGAACTTGAAGGCAAAATGCCTGCGCTTATAACGCCAGCGGGTATTCCTACGGATAGTCCTATTTCCGCTGAAGCACGGTACAGGCTGCGGGATGAGTTGTCCAAACAGATCAATGATCTGGCGGTTCGTGTTCGTATTTTGGAAAAGGTAACGGAGGGGAAATAACATGGACATTCTTAAAACTTTTGGACCATTGATTGGTTCAGTTGCCCCCACTATTGCAACGGCTCTTGGCGGCCCAGTTGCTGGTATGGCGGTTAAAGCTCTTTCGGGGGCTTTATTTGGTCATGAGGACGGATCGCAAGACGACATTATGGCGGCACTTGCCAATCCAACAGGCGATCAATTAGCGCAGCTTAAAAAGATTGACGCTGATTTTAAAACCCAGATGAAATCTTTGGACATTGATTTGGAGCGGATTGCGGCAGATGACCGTAATTCAGCTCGCCAAATGGCTATTCAAACCCATGATTGGACACCTCGCGTTCTTGCAGTTGTGGTTATTTGCGCATGGGTTTTTATTCAATGGCACCTTCTAAACAGCATTATTCCTGACGTTATGCGCGAACTAATTGCACGGGTTCTTGGAACCTTAGATGCCGCGTTGACGTTAGTTCTTTCTTATTACTTTGGCTCTTCGCATCAGCACTCACCCGCCCCAAAGGAATAACCAGTGAAAGATAATTTTACACAATGCTTAGCCCTTGTGCTTAAATCTGAGGGCGGGTTTGTTAATAACCCTAAAGACCCCGGCGGAATGACTAATTTAGGCGTGACTAAATCCGTTTGGGAAAATTGGGTAGGAAATCCTGTAACCGAAGCCGAAATGAGGGCTTTAGGACCGCAGGATGTAGCACCTTTGTATAAAGCTAATTATTGGGATAAAATCAGTGGCGACTCACTTCCTCTTGGCATTGACTATGCCACTTTTGATATGGCTGTTAATAGTGGGGTGAGCCGTGCCGCAAAAACCCTTCAGCAGGTACTTGGTGTGGCTCAAGACGGACAAGTCGGGAAAGCCACAATTAATGCTTGTGAAGCGGCTAACCCTCGTGAGATTGCTACGGGAGTCTGCGAAAAAAGATTAGCGTTTTTGCAAAGTTTGCCAACTTATGGTACGTTTGGACGTGGTTGGTCAAGTCGAGTTGCGTCTGTGGAAAAGGCTGCCTTTGACATGGCGTCGTAGGGGTTAAGTTATGTCGTTAACATACGCATCATATGTGCAGCAAATAGCGACAATGGCAGTAGTCCCTGTCACGGATACTAATTTTACAATTATTATCCCGTCCATGATTGATTACGCAGAACTTCGTATGCAAAGAGACTTGGACTTTTTGTCTACGCAAATTAGCACAAATGCTTACACATTTACGGGTGGAAATAACACTTTAACCCTGCCAACGTCTCAATTCATTGTTCCTCAAACTTTTGAAGTTATAGACGGGTCAGGAAACTCCACGCCGTTATTGCCTGTTGGCAAGGAATTTATTCAAAATGTTTACGGATCGGGATCTACAACTGGCCTGCCTCAGTATTTTGCTGTTTATGGCGGCGATACTAATACTACAGGTAATACAAGCCAATATATAATTGTCGGTCCTACCCCTAGCTCAAGCTATGCTGTTAGATTGACCGGGACAATTCGTTCTGCGCCACTTTCTGCATCTAACACTACGACATTCATATCTACCTATTTGCCAGATATGTTTATTATGGCATCCATGATCTATATTTCGGCGTTCCAACGCAACTTTGGCCGCTTAAATGATGATCCACAGATGGCTCAAACGTATGAGTCGCAGTATCAAGCACTCAAAGCCAGCGCCTTGATAGAAGAAAACCGCAAGAAATTCCAAGCAGCTGCGTGGACATCCTATTCGCCTGCTCCTGCTGCTTCACCGACTAGGGGCTAATCATGCCCTTTGGAACCATAAAGCTCAAACCCGGCGTAGAAACTAACAATACACCAGTTCTGAATGAGGCTGCGTATTCGTCATCGCAGCTTGTTCGGTTTCTATCAGAGCGTAATGGATTTGGCCTCGCTCAGAAGTTGGGCGGATGGGTCGCATATTTTAATTCTGCTATTGGGTCTAAGATTCGCGCACTAAAGGCGTGGTCAGATTTAAATGCCATTAACTATCTTGGTATTGGTGCAGAGTCTTCATTGAGCGTTTTAACCAGCGGAAATTTGGCGGATATAACGCCACGCACAATTACGACAAATACCGCCCCTGTTTTTGCAACTACAGCTGGATCTAGTACAGTTTCAGTCACGGATTCTAATACATTGGTATTGACGGTATTTGACTACGTTGACTTTGTAACACCTGTTTCTGTTGGCGGGTTGGTGCTTACTGGTCCCTACCAGTTATTGACCTATGCCGGGACAACATACACAATTAATGCCGGATCTGCGGCAACATCGACGGCCAATACATCGACAAATACCACAGCAGGCTCTTTTGTTGTGGGGAAAACGTACAAAATTGTAACCGTTGGCACGACGGATTACACGTTAATTGGCGCATCGGCGAATACGGTTGGCGTGATATTTAATGCCACAGGCGTTGGCGCTGGCACGGGAACAGCAAAATTAGTTGGTGTTTATTCGTTTCAGACAACCTCGTCATCCTCTATTGTTACAGGGTATTTTGACAACCACGGTTATAGCGTTGGGTCTAATTTCTATATAGGCGTGCCGCTTACAATTGGCGGAATTACACTGTCTGGGTTGTACACTGTCGTAAGCGTGCCCAGTGCAGGATCATTTACATTTGCCGCATCTAACTTAGCTACATCATCGGCTGGCCCTACCGCTATCAATAACGGAAATGTTCAATCTGTTTATTATATTGGCATTGGACCTCAGCCGATTGGCACCGGGTTCGGCGTTGGCGGATTTGGTGTTGGTGGCTTTGGCGTTGGTACGGCTATTACAAATCCCGGCACTGCCATTACAGCGACAGATTGGACTTTAGACAACTTTGGGCAAGATTTAATTGCATGCCCCGCGGGTGGGCCAATTTACTATTGGCAACCTAACGGCTCAGTTTTAAATGCACAGCTATTAAGCGCCCAAGCTCCATTGGTTAATAGCGGCATCTTTGTCGCCATGCCAGAACGACAAGTGATAGCCTATGGATCTAGCTTTACGCTTTCGCCGGATCCGTTGCTCATCCGCTGGTCAGATGTACAAGACTTTACGACTTGGAATGCTACTGTAACCAATCAAGCAGGTTCGTATCGTATTCCTACGGGTTCAAAAATTGTAGCTGGTTTCCAAGGGCCGCAACAAGGTCTTATTTGGACAGATATTGATTTGTGGGCCATGCAATATGTGGGATTCCCACTTGTTTATGGGTTTAACAAAATTGGATCAAATTGCGGTGCTATATCCCGTCATTGCATTGGTCAGGTAAATAATTCTATTTATTGGATGTCTCAACGCAATTTCTTTGTAATGACAGGTAGCGGCCCGGAACCAATGCCATGCCCAATATTTGACGTAGTTTTCCAAAACATTAATCCAAACTATTATTATAAAGTATGTTGCGGCGTTAACTCCCAATTTAACGAAGTAACTTGGTATTACCCATCGCAAAACTCCACAGAAAACGATTCATATGTAAAATATAATTTCCTTATTGGGCAGTGGGATTTTGGTACGTTGAGCCGTACAGCATGGATTGACCAATCTGGCTTGGGATCTCCTATTGCTGCGGGTGGTGATACATACATCTACCAACACGAAGTAGGTAACGATGCTGCGGTGGGAACAACCACTACACCCATGCTTTCATCATTTCAAACAGGTTATTTTCAGCTTACCGAAGGCGAAAATATTGTGTTTGTGGACCAAATTTGGCCTGATATGAAATGGGGCACGTATAGCGGCAATCAAAACGCTACGGTGTATGTGACCATTTATTATACAAATTATGCTACGGATACTGCAACTTCTCCGTCAACCAGTTATTATTCTGGTTCGCCATCGGGGCAGGTATCGTCTATTACATTCCCTATGACGCAATCAACGGAATACATATCTTGCCGAATCAGGGCGCGTTACATGGCGTTTTCATTGTCGTCTCAAGATGTTGGAACATTCTGGCGATTGGGCGGCATTAAATTTCGCTATCAATTAGACGGGAAATTCTGATGGCTAGTTTAGATGATATCCTGACTACTCAGAAAAATGGCGTTATTGCAATTAATTCATATGCAAATGCTGTAAATTTTCATGCTGGCGCGGTAAACAGTAAGGAATTATCTGCGGGGGCAATAATTAAATCTTCATCTGGTTGGTTGGCCACCGTAAGCGTTATAGTAGCAGGCTCTACACAAGGTTATCTTTATGATGCTACTTCGGCAGCATCAGGTTCTCGCATTTACGCCGTTCCTAATACGCTTGGTATCTATCAAATCCAAGTTCCATTTGCGACGGGTTTATACTTTTCCCCCGGCACTAGTTCCATTATTTCTGTAGGATATTCGTGATGCCATTAAAACACGGGTCTAGCCAAGCCACAATCAGCCAGAATATAAGCGAAATGTCCCGCTCAGGACATCCGCATGACCAAGCCGTAGCTGCGGCATTAAATATTGCTCGATCAGGAAAAGCAGGTGGTGGAGAACAAAACGGGAACATAGTGCATGTCGGGCCAATTCATAGCCCTGTTGCAGGTCGCACAGATCATCTTCCCATGCATGTTCCTGCTGGGGCATACGTCATTCCGGCAGAAGAAGTGGCATTTCTTGGCGAGGGAAATACACTAAGCGGTTTCAAAAACATTACAGAAATGATATCAAAATATCATGACGATGGATCTCACGACACTGGTAATCCTGTCCCTATTGTTGCTGCTGGCGGAGAGTACGTTATTCCGCCGTATGCAGTATTGGGTATTGGTAATGGGGATATTGATCTGGGTCATCGCATATTGGACCAATTCGTAATGAAATTACGTAAACAGCATATTAAAACTCTCCAAAAACTTTCCCCGCCAAAGAAGGATTAAAAATGGACGAAATGTTTAAAAAACAACGTGTTCGCTTGTCTAAGAGTGCGCGTAAAAGAATGCCTAAGTATGAACGTGTTACTACCGAGCCTTTGGTAAGAGTTGCCCAGCCTGAAGACGAAGATGGTGTTATAACTTTAGCCAAATTGATGCATCAAGAAATTGGCATGTTTGAATTTAACGAAGCCAAGGTTCGCCACAATGTGCGCCCACTTTTGCACAAACACGGCGGGATCATTGGCGTGGTAGGTCCAAAAGGCAATTTGGAAGCCATGACGGCGCTACGGATTGCCACGAACTTCTATTCCGATACGCCATTTTTGGAAGAATCAGCAGTATTTGTCCGCCCAGAATATAGAAATGCCACTGTATCTCGGCTGCATAAGATGATAGAATTTGCAAAAAATACAGCGGATGGATTGGAAATGCCCCTTATGATTGGGGTTTTGTCAAATCACAGAACAAATGCTAAAGTGGAGCTATACCAGAAACACTTTGGTACGCCTATCGGTGCTTTTTTCGTATACGGGGCTAAGAATGCTTCGCCGGATGAAGTTGACGTAAATACTTAAGTTTGGAGTTTCGCCGTGTGTGGTTCTACAGGTACATCAACAAGCTCATCTACGACGCTTCCCACCGCAGCGGCGCAAGCAAACTACGATAAACTGTCTAGCTTAGCTTGGAATACATATAACCAGCCTTACCAGCAATATACTGGCGAAATGGTGGCGGGATTATCCCCTACTGAGCAGACAGGCATTCAAAATATTAATGCGGCAGCTGGGTTAGCTCAGCCATATTTCGCGCAAGCTACAACCGATATCAATCAAGGCCAAGCTTATGCATTGCCAAAGATTGATGCGGCGTACAACCAAGTTGGTTTGGGCCAGCAATTAGGCTCGCAATACAATCAAAACGCAACAAATACATTAAACGCCGCATATGCAGAATTAACCCCGCAAGTCCGACAGCAAGAAGCCGCAGTCAATACTGCATTGGGACAGGGCCAAAATTATCTTACCCAAGCTACCAATTTGGCAGGAAATGCAGCGGCTCCTGTATATGCTCAACAGTTTAACCAAGATGCATTAAGCCAATACATGAACCCGTATATGAACCAAGTGGTTCAAGGTACGCTTGCTCCATTGCGTCAACAGCAACAAATGGAACAGCAGGGTTTGGTTGGCAATCAAATCATGCAGGGTGCTTTTGGCGGTGAGCGTGCTGATTTGGCTCGTGCTGCCTTGCAAGGGCAACAGGATATCGCTACTGGAAATGTGTTGGGTAATTTGCTTAATCAGGGTTATGCGCAAGGTTTAGGCGCATTTCAACAGCAGCAAGGTGTTAATCTTGGCGCTGCTCAAGCAAATCGTGCAGCATTGGCTAACCAAGCTAACCAGATTGCAGCATTGGGTCAGCAAGGTTTTGGCCAAGGACTATCTGCGGCTCAAGCAGAAGCTGCTTTGGCCGGGCAAAATTTTGGCGCTGGTTCGCAGACCGCACAGCAATTGGCTGGCATTGGGCAGCAAGCGTTTTCACAAGACGTCGGCGCAGCGCAGGCTCAAGCTGGTCTTGCTGGTCAGGCATTTGGCATCGATCAAGCAACATCACAGCAATTGGCTGCATTAGGAACTGGCGCACAGAATGCTGCATTGCAGGGCGCTCAAGCTCAAATGAGTTCTGGTGCAGTGCAGCGCGGCATCCAACAAGCAAAAGATGTTGCGAATCAACAGCAGTTCCAAGCTGCTCAGGCATTCCCGTATCAGAATGAGCAATTGCTTGCTAACTTGCTATTGGGAATTGGTGGCCAATCCGGTGGCACGGCTCTTACGTCTCAGCCAACAGGCAATATGCTTTCATCTATTATTGGTGGAACCTTAGCTTTAGGCCAGACAGGCTTGCTTGGATCGGATGAACGGTTCAAAGAAAACATGGAGCCTGTTGGCAAAACCTTCGATGGCCAGAATATTTATAAATATAATTACAAGGGCGACGACACGACCCGCATGGGCTTAAGCGCGCAGGAAGTTGAAAAGCATAATCCATCTGCTGTCCATAAAGACGACAAAGGCATGCGTTATCTTAACTACGATGATGCAACTAAACATGCTGCTGATAAGGGCCATTTTGCACGCGGTGGTTTGGCTGATTCTATGGGTGGGGCAGTCCATGAAGGGCTGGGCCGCGCTAATTATGCATTGCGCGGTGGGGTTGAAGCTTCTTATTTCAATGAAGTTCCATATGCATATCAACCAAGTGGCGGTTCTCAAACACCGCTGACGATGGCTGATATTATGCCGCTTTTAAACGTGCAAAAAGTGCGCACAGGTTGGGACACCAGACCGCAACGGCAGGAAATTAAAGATGATAGTCCTGATATTACATCTATCATTAAATCCGCAACGACCACGCCGGGGCAACGCGCTAATATAAAATCTGCGTTTGGTGGATTGTTTTCGCCATATTCGCCAACTCAACAAGTAGGTCTTGCCGACACTGCATATGGTTCATTTGCATCTGGTGGCTTAGTTGACCGAAAAGGTTATGCTGGAGATGATGGGCAGTCTGGCGGAGTAACATCTGCTGGTATTGCATCTAATCTTGACCAGACGTTAAAAAACCTACAGGCTCCGCCAGACCCGAACAAACCAAGAACACTTGCGGAAATGATTGTCGGCCATCCGCTATCGGATGAAGCTAATCTTGGCGTAATGGCGGCTGGCTTGGGAATGCTCGGCAGCAAATCTACTAATCCTTTTGTCGCAGTTGGCGAAGGTGCTCAGCAAGGCTTGGGAACTTATTATAATGCTGGCAGAGCTAAGCAAGAGTATGAAACCAATATTTTAGGTAAAGAAGTTGAAGCACAGCGTGCTGCCGAAGAAGCAGAATACAAGAAGGGATTGCTTGGTATTGAAGGCGGAAAACTTGATTTAGAAAGGTTGAGTAAGCAAATTGAATTAGGCAATTCATTTACCTTGGAACCTCAAGTTGACCCCGTAACGGGGGAAATAAAAGAAATGTATCGTAGTAAAATGGGGTTCTTGGTTACTCCAGAACAAATGAAAAATAGTTTGAGCTCAATTTATTCACCCGGTTCAAATAGTGCCGTAGGTATGGCTAAAAATATTTTAACGCCATCAACGGAAACTTCCGCACCCGCCGTTGGCAAAACACCGTCCACCGCGCAAGTTTCAGAGCCAACGGTGGCCAATCAATCACCCAACGCGGTGCAATCAACACCAACACCTCAAACAAGGCCAAACCAAGAAACTGGTCAACCACAATTGAAACCATTATCAGCTTTGTCTGACTCAGACTTGCTTAATAGTGATTTAGGTCAGTTGCGCGCTGCCGCTTTGGCTGATCCGTCAAAATTTGATTATTTACCCGTTGCAGAACGGCCACAAACTTTGCTTAACCTTGCGTCTTACTGGCAAAGCCGCGGCGATACAGTAAAATCAAATAGTTTAAGAGAAGCCGCATATAAAACAGTTGATGCCGCAATTTCGCCTTTAATTAAACGGCAAGAATTGCTTACTTCAAAAAGTGTTGAACAACAAACTCAAGCAACTGTTTTACCTACAGGCGAAGAAATTATCTTGCCCGTCGGGCAAAGCTTGCCTCCTTTAAAACCGCAAGAAGCAGCTGATTATCGGCAAGGAATGGAGCAAGCAAAACTTGGCGATAATGGTAAGGTTGTAACGGCTCTACCTTTGGCTCCTGCTGGTGGTGGATATCCGGTCCCGGATCTTCCTCCCGGTGCAAAAATGACAAAAGTTGGCGAAGTTCAAAAAAATCAAGCCATTAAAGATGCAGATTTTAGCAAGCGCGTTTTAGAAAATCCCAATGTCGTTGACCAAGGAATTGAACGATTCCATGCCCTTGCCACAGCATTTAAAATGGTTGAATCTGGCGTTGTGACAAATAAACTTCAATTTATTGCTGCATATGCTTCAGCCTTAGGTCAACCGGAAGTGTCTCAAAAATTATTGAATGGACAACTTAATGCCGCTGAGTGGATTAACAAGGAAGGTGTTAACAATACTTTAGATCAATTAGCTGCAGCAAATCCAAGATTTGCACAATCTGAATTTAAAGCCCTTCGTACAGATGGCGTTCCCAACATGGCAATTCGGCCAGAATCAAATTGGGAACTAGTTGCCGAGGGACAAGGAATTTTAGAAAGACAAAAAGCGGCCCAACAAGATTGGGCGCAGGCATCGCAGGGAAATAATGCTTGGAAAAGCCCATCGGCTTTTTATGATGCATGGTCAGTTAAAAACCCAGAAAGCGCTTTTATTGAATCTGCTCAAAGAAGAAATGGAAACTTTAAAGGAATGGAGTTGCCTCCGCATGAAAATTGGGTTCCCGGGGCCATTTATATCGCTCCTTCAAATTTATCAGGCGATGCAGCTAAAGCTTTGGCTCAAGTTGGAATTAAACCCGGTATGACTTTTAGATATAATGGAACTCAAAAACCGATAGAACAAATTAATCCTCAGGATTTAATGCAAATGAAGTATCGGGTGCAATAATGGTTGATAATAAAAACCAAAATGCCAGTGCTTGGGGTAACGTAGCGGCGGCTCTTTCCGCAAAACCCGCTACTAAGCAAACTTCATCTTCCGAGGCATGGGATAATGTTACAGATGCATTAAAAAAATCTAATCAAACAGTTCAACCAAATATTTATTCAACCGTTGAAGCGCCTTTTGTTGGTTTCAATCGAGGACTAGCTAATACATTAGGGTTTCCTGTTGACGTCACAACAGGTGCTTTAAATTTAGCGTTGCCTGAAGAATATGAAATTAAAAAACCATTTCTTGGTTCTGAATCAATAATGGGTGGCATGGGACTTATTGGGGCAGACCCAAGAGAACATGAACCTCGTGGCGCAATTGAACGTAGCCTGCAAAGTGCGGGTGAGGCTGGAGCTTCAGTAGCGTTGCCAGCAGCGGGTGTTAGCGCAGCCGAAGCATCTGGGTTATCTTCAATTTATCCAAAAACTACTGAATGGGCAAAAACAATTTTAGGAGAAGTAGGCTCTGCGGGTGATTATGCAAAAAATTTAATAGCTGGAGGGTTATCTGGTTTAACTGGACAGGCTGCAGCAGAAATAGCTCCCGAAGACTATCGCGGTCCTGCTCGCATTTTAGGAAGTTTTGCGGGTGCGTTGCCAGTAATGGCTGCGACAGGGTTTTTAAATGCTAGAAGTACGGCTGCTGTAACGGAACGCGCTGAACGGCTGGCTGGGCAAACACAACGTGAAGCATTTTCAAACCCTTCTGATGTGCCTGAAGCATTACGCCAAAATGTAAATGTTTTGCCAGATGTAAATTTAACTTCTGCGCAAAAATTGCAATTGACCGGGACTAATGAACAAGTAGCGCAAGCATCTGCTCTGCAACGCAAAATTGATGCGCTTAAAGAAACTCCTTCAGAGTCGGAGAAAGCAAACCGAATTGAAACACAAGCTCGATCAAAAGAAGCAACTGAATCGGCAGCTGCTGATCTGGCAACAAAAATTCAAGAACATCCTTCAATTAAAAATGATATTGATGTTGCGGAATCATATGGATTTAAACCCGGAACAAACCCTCAAGGTGACGCAGCCAAAAATACCAATGAATTAGTATTAAATTTAGAAAAAGCAAAAGATCAGGCAGTAAAAGAGGCGTGGGATGATCCGGCTTTAAGTGCTGCAGGGTTATATAAAAATAAATCGGTTGCCCCGCTATATGATTTTTACGACAGTTTAGAACCTGTTTCAAAAGAAGCATTTCCAAGTGATATTAAACGATTTCTTGACGCAGCGGCATCGGCTGAAGGATCGCAAATTCCATTTAAAACTTTGCAAAATTTACGCTCCCTTACTTTAACTAAAGCGCGATCTGCTTTTCAAAGTCCTACGCCAATTAAATCTGGTGATCTATATGGTTTTGCTGACAGAATTGCTCAAGTTTTAAGCAATTCTGAAAATGTCAGATTTGGAAATACATATGGAGAAATTGAAGCATGGAACAATGCTCGCGCTTTAACAAAAGATTATCACGATACTTTTGACGCAGGATTTATGAAGCAATTGGTTGCCGAACAAGCTCCTAATATGCCTAAAGTTGCTCCTGAAGCAACACTAGACAAATTATATGGTAGTTCTAATGCGTCTCAAAATTTGCGCCAATTGAGAAGTGTTGTTGGTGATCAGGCTGACCAAAGCATATCAGATTATATAATTGGGAAATTAACCAAAAATGGTTCTGATATACAAATAACTCCTAAAAAGGCATTGGAGTTTGTCAATGACCCCAAAAATGCGTCAATTATTGAACAAGTTCCCGGCTTGTCCGATAGAATAACCAACATTTCTCAACGATTAGATGAGTCTATTCAACAAACTCAAATGCGCCAATTTGGCGAAAATTTTAACACAATATTTTCTCAAAATAATCCAAAATCATTGTCTAATTTTTTGGAAACTCACGCAGATAAATTTGCTCAATTGTTTCCATCAGAACAAGATCAACAGTTTCTTGAGCAATTAAAAAATTCAGCTAAAGCAATTTCGCAACTTCCATCAGGAAGCGCAGTAAGCACGAAAACTTTAAATGATTTAGCTAATAATAATATGATGACTTTATTGTACGGCAGGGCTGCTGGGGCAATTTCTGATGCTGTAGCTGGTAATCTTGCAGGCCAAATTGTAAGTGCCACCACTGGCGTCCCCGCAGAATTAGCTGAGGCAGCTGGAACAGCTTTAGGCATTGCAAGCCCTCAGGGCGGTGCAATAAAAAACCTTTTGCACAAAGGAACAGATTTTATTTTTGGGGGGACACGGGATCAAGCAATTACTCTGTTGCAGCAAGCTGCAAGCAATCCGGCTTTGATGGCTCGTTTGATGGAGAAGCCAACCCCTGAAGGATTGGGATCGTTGGCCAACTTCTTATCAAAAGAAGGACGCGGAGCATATTTGTCTGCTGCAACACCTCAACGTGATGAAAAATCCCCTACTGTAAACAGCCTACCTACGCGACCTGATGGCTATGCTCGTGGCGGATCTGTCATTGATAAGGCGGCAGATAAGCTTGTAAGCGAATCAATGCGGAATCAGAAGCTATTGGCGCACCACACGGAACAAATGCTTAGCATGCCAGACGATGCTATTGTGCAGGCGCTCCATGTGGCACGAAGTGTGGCTGCTTAGTACTTCTCAGATGCTCGTATGACGCGGCGAGGATAGCGGTTCCTTGGCGAGGTTGAACCATTATAACAACCAAGCGCAAGCCTATCTTCCCCGTGTTTCATATAACAATAGTGTAGATACCGCATACCATACTCAAGGTTGTTTTCGGGTATCAGTAGTTCAGTGAACGACCCCCTAAAACCCATAGCTCTAGCTGTACCTATGCGTATTTGCATAAGTCCGTAGTTACCATCTTTAATTATGTTGGGTTTGAATGTGCTTTCAACATCAACCAAGCCAAGAGCAATCTCTGGATTGATGTCATGCGAAACCGCTGCCACACGAATCATTTCATGCAGGGTCGGTTGTGATGAATAGCTTGTTGTTTCACACCCTGTAACAAGCAATGCAGCAAGAAGTGGGGCGGATAGTTTCATCACGCTCAACGCGGGACGACGGTACCATCCATCTTCTTTTTCCATTTAGACATCTTACCACATGGGAGTGGTGAGCGCGACTGTTTTAGACCTAAGTAATTTTGTTTCACTCTTTTTGCTTTTGCCGCCATTTTGTGATCCTTTTTTGTCTTTTCTTTTGCGCAAGGCTTGCATGTTAGCCTGATATTGTCGTCTGTATCAGTTCCGCCTAATTCTAAGGCACGAACATGCTCATATATAAATTGACCAGTCATGAGCTTGACGCCGCATTCCATGCAGCATCCTCTTTCTCGTTCCCATATAGCAAGCTTTCGTTTGCCAGATAAACTACCTCTTGCAGTAGTTCCCATATCTTCAGTCATGAAACCTCCAGATATTCTTTCATAGCTGTCATAGGCGATAACTGTTCCGCTTGCATGACAAACCGTGATCCATATCCAAAATCTTGTTGAGTATGTTCTTTTAAGAATCGTTTCTTACTTACGCACCCCCATATTTCTACAAATGATCGTAGTGAATCTAACGGGCCAACTCGGCACAATATATAAACATTAGCTTGCGATGTAACTAAATCATTGAATTTTAAAATTGGTGGGTAAAATTTAGTGGCCCTGACTTCAATCTTTAAATTCTTCAAAACAATGTCAGGTTTGCCGCCATCGCCGCCGAAATAGATTGATTCATCAAATGGGGCATCTAAATACCGCGAGACTGCAACCTCTGCGAACAATCCTAAAACATGGTTTTCTTCAGACGTTTGGTTTCTTACTTTAAAAGCAGAACTTTTGTCTGGTTTACCATCATTGCCGGGGCCACCGTTTCGTAGCCTTGCCATGTGTTTAACATATGCAACATCCTCTTCTGAAAAAGGAATTGTCACAATATCATTCAAGGTCATTTGAAGTTTGTTCCGGCTCTTTGATTAGCTTGCTCAGATCTCCAAGCCTCAATAATCGAATCGGCGCGGTTACGTTCAGCGCGAAAATATTCATCAAATCGTATAGCTTCAGCTTCATCATTTACAGCTTCGGCGTATCGCTCATGCTGTTCTGCCCATGCTTCTTTCATGGCAGATGTCTTTTCTTCAGAAGTGAGGATCAGATTGGCTCTGATCCTCTTGCGCGCATGCTCCGCTTTAAACCGATTTGCTCTGGCTTCTGCACCAAGAGAACTATGATTGGCGAGAAATAATAAGGCTTCTTCCATCATTTCATCGGATATAAATTGGGTCATTCGTATTGCTCACCAAAGTTAGGGTCATACGGAACTAAAGATACCCAGCATTCACCATCTTGGTTAGGCAATGGGACAGCTTCAAAGTTGACGTTAATTGTTCCTTCTTTGCGACCAGTAAAACCTTTGCCCAGTTTTGTCTTGCGCACATGGCCATGCTTATCAGTACGATAAGAAAGAACAATATATTCAGTTCCACTTTGCTCAGAAAGGTATTTCGTCGTCGATTTCATCCTCAATTACCTCACGCTTGACTGGTGCTTTCGTCGTTGTCTTACTCGGTGAGGAAGGCGCTGTCGGGGCGGTTGCACTTTCGCCCATTGCATCTTTAGGTGTAAACGAAAGGGAGAAAAATTTGCCCTTGCTTCCGTCTTTTACCCAAGCACTTACACGGTAATCTGAACCATCTACAACGGCATTACCCGTATAATCCGGCTGATTATCTCGCTGTTTATAGGTATTTTTAAATAGAGATCCACTGTTGTCGCGCTGTTCGTAAGCCATCTTACTTTCCTTTCTTTTCAGCGTTAATTTCTTTTACACGATCAGCACACAACTGACGCAATGCCTCATAATCCTCACCATCTTTTTCCAATTTCATGGTGGAGAAGTTTTCTTTCAATTCTTGTTTCCAAAAGTCCTGCACTTCCTTAACGGTTACACACAGATTGATGGCAAACTGAAATGCACTCATATAAGTGTACAAATCTTTGGTATAATCCGGCCAATGCGATTGCGCGGCTGGTGAGGCTTCTTGAGCTACTGGCGTACTATCCCGCTCCGGGTCATCACCCGTCTCAATCTGAAATAGCTTGAATAAGAAATACTTATTCGCACCAGTGATAGCTTTGTATAGCCCCTTATCGCCTACAGTTCCGTTTTTGGAGCGGTCATTTCCGCACCCAGCAACACGAATCAAATGCGGCCAGATATCCCCATCCTTATGAACAATCTGATACCGCATATCTACAACGGTATTGCCATGCTCATCCATAGGACGAACCATCTCAATTGATGGAATAAGGATAAGACCTTCTTCAATCAATGCAGGGCGAAGCTTTTCCAATAGATCAGCTTCGGAAACATATTTATAGCCGTGGAACTTATTCTCGCTGCCTTTTTGCACATACGTAACTTTGGTCATTACGTTGTGGAGAGCTAATGCAATCTTTGCACTCATTGGCTTATGCTCCACGGATGACGAGGGCTGTGCCCCCGTTTGAGAGGGTAGCGCCACGCACATCCATTTTCTCCAACATTTCTTTCAATAGCACTTTGTTAGGTTCTTTCTTGATTCGCATGAAATCGTCGGGGATCTCATACTCGTTAAGAATTACGACTTGTGGTGGTGTATTCATCAATGATAGGGTGGCTGTTGGAAACTCAAGTTTGCGCACATCGGCGGTTTCCATGAGTCGCTTCATCATTTCCCGGCCAAATTCTACCCGTTTTTCAAACCGCTTGCGACGATCATGGATATCGCGTTCAGCATCCTGACACGCTTTGGCTAAGTAAATACTATCTTGTGTACGACGCAGTAGCTTTTCCATCGTTTCTTCAAAATCGGTGGATCCTTCAAGCATATCCGCTTTAAGGTCTTCATCTTCTTTAAGTTCTGGGTATCTTTCAAGCAGCAGCTCAATAGTGCGCCGCAGGATATCTACGCTATATTTGGTGGCCATTTTTTACCTTTCGTGCAAAATCCCTGTTTAGGATTTTGTTCTGTTCTTGTTCTCAACGCTTCAATCATTTACGCATGGTGTAAACAAAGTCAAGAGGATAAGATGCTTTTACAACTCAACCCGCCAATTCCTGTCATATCTCCAAAAGGCAAGGGACTAGCCCATGCCATGATCGATTACGGCGCAGAGCATGACCTGCTTTGGGTAGTGTTTCAAGACGAAACTGGTGAATGCTGGACTTGGAACAATAAAGAAATTCGTGGACAGGTAAACGTAACAATGGGGCGTCCTGAAGTTATTTCACCTTTACCAGTCAAGCGTGAGAGGCCGAGAGTAGTACCGAATGAATGAGCATCCATTACGTCAATGGCGTAAGAAAAATAACGTCGTTTTGGTTGATCTAGCTAAAATGGCGGGAACAACTGCGTCATCTATTTCTAGAATTGAGCGGGGAGTTCAAGACCCATCTTTAGCGTTGATGGTTCGTATATTACAGGCCACCAACAAAGAGATTACACTCCACCACTTTTTTCTGGATTGGAAACAGAATGATTCGGCTTGAGTTACCATTGGCCCCCAGCACGAACCGTTTATGGAAGGTAGGCAAAGGTGGTCGTATGTATCGTTCCCCTGAATACATGGCTTGGCTTGAAGAAGCTGGTTGGATGGTCAAAGCGCAGACCAAGGCTCAAATACTTGGGCGGTATATCATTCACATATCAGCCACTAAACCTGACAAAAGACGTCGGGATCTGGATAACTTACTAAAATCTACCAGTGACTTATTGGTTAAGACTAAAGTTGTAGATGATGATTCGGATTGCCAAGCCATAGCTGCCGAATGGGGTGAACATGGTATACCTATGGTAGTCACCATTTATGGCGTTGAGGAAGATACATGGACAGAGAGCCGCAAACTTTTGATGAACTAAGAGCCAGATACTTAGCCGTCAAAAAACGGTTGGGTGGCGTCACTGGTCCCACTGGTGTCGTGCCGCCTGAGCGCGTCAAATTGCCGCAAGAAAATAAACTTTTAGCTGACCAGCCCGTCCTACAGGTTAAGCTCCCCAACAAACGGTTCACAGCCATGCTTCGGGAGATTGCCGCAATGCACGGCATCGATCCGAATATCGTAAGAAGTCCAAACATTAAACCTGATGTCGTTAAAGTAAGACGCGAACTGTTTTACCGCGCCAAAAATGAATTGCATTTGCCGTATTCGGAAATTGGCCGACTCATGGATGTCCGGCATTCAACGGTGATTTACAATTGCAAAAAATACGAGCAGGACTTGCATCTGGTGTAAATTCTGATAACCGTAAGATCGTGACGGTCTTCCTCCCTTTTAGCCGTCACTGATAACGGTGACTTGACCCGCCTCTGGCCTCCTGCTCGGAGGCGGGTTCTTTCCCCGCGTAGCTATACTAAGCTTGTATAACTATACATAGCCTTACCAAGAAGAAATAATAAGAAGTAATATATATATATAATAATATAACTAAGGTTAATAACATGACTAAAGCTAAGCTAAGACAGTATCAGACAGATGCTATAGATAAGCTACGCAAGTCGCTAAGCTTGGGTAATCGCCGTCCTGTTGTGCAGATGCCAACTGGAGCTGGCAAGACAATCGCCGCAGCCGAGATTGTTCGCATGGCTCGCGAGAAGGGCAAACGGGTTTTGTTTTGTGTGCCTGCGATCAGCCTCATTGATCAAACTGTAGACAAGTTTGAAAAGCACGACATTTGGGAAATCGGTGTTATCCAAGCTTTACATGAGCGCACCGACCCAACTCAACCAATCCAGATCTGCTCAGTTCAGACCTTGGCAAGGAGAAAGTCTTTGCCGGAAGCTGATTTGGTCATCGTGGACGAATGCCATGTGATGTTTAAGTTCTACGAGACTTGGTTTGATAGCCCTCAATGGAAAAACATTCCTGTCGTTGGTTTGACGGCCACGCCTTGGGCAAAAGGCATGGGTCGCATTTACGATGATTTGATTATTGGCACAACGACGCAAGAACTGATTGACTTGAAACACCTGTCGGATTTCAAAGTGTTTGCACCATCCCATCCAGATCTTTCTGGCGTGGCTGTTGTTGCAGGTGACTACAACAAGAAACAACTTGGCACCGCAATGGACAAAGCACCATTGGTCGCCGACATCGTGTCGACGTGGTTAGAGAAGGGCCAATATCGCCCTACGATTTGCTTCGCGGTTAATCGTACTCATGCCAAGAATATTCAGAAACTGTTTCTCGATGCAGGTGTGCCCACGGGATACATGGATGCCTATACCGATTTGGAAGAACGGTCAGCGATAGCAAAGCAGTTTGCGGATGGCACCCTAAAGATCGTTTGCAATGTTGGCGTGCTTACCACGGGTATTGATTGGAATGTGCATTGCATCATTCTGGCTAGGCCAACTAAATCAGAAATTCTGTACACGCAAATGATTGGCCGTGGTTTAAGAACGGCTGAAGGCAAAGAATACTGCTTGGTGTTAGACCACAGCGACACAACGCTGCGGTTAGGTTTTGTAACAGATATCATTCATGACAGGTTAGATGATGGCCAAGGCAAAGGAACCGTTGAACGTGAAAAAACCATGCCCCTTCCCAAAGCTTGCCCGAAATGCACGTTCCTCAAGCCACCCCGCACAGCTTTATGCCCGGCATGTGGTTTCAAGGCTGAGGCTGTTGATAAGGTTGAGCATCGTACCGGAACACTCGCTGAACTTAGTCGAGATGGAAAAAAACAAATCGGAGCTTACTCCGCGCAGGAAAAGGAAACATTCTATTCAGAACTGCGAGGCTACGCGATTACTCGTGGATTCAAAGACGGGTGGGCCTATTGGGCATATAAGGATAAATTTGGGGTTGGCCCGTCCAGCTCGTTCAAAGGCATCGCCCTTGCGCCTTCGTCTGCGACACTGAGCTGGATCAAACACCGTAACATCGTTAAGGCAAAACAACGTGACAAAAACAACAGCGGATATAGCACAAGGCAAATGGCTGGAACTTCTACCCAAGCTTGGGGTCAATCCAAACTACCTCATTAACAAGCATGGTCCATGCCCTATCTGTGGTGGCAAGGATAGATTCCGGTTTGACAACAAGGATGGCAGAGGATCTTTCATCTGCAATTCATGCGGTGCCGGGGACGGAATCACACTAGCCCAACTGGCCACAGGGAAGTCGTTTAAAGTTGTTGCTGAGTCGATAGCCAAGCTATTAGGAGAAGCCCCAGTTCTTTCTGGCAAGGATCAAGGTGATGATCTCAAGCGCAGAGAGGCCATTAAACGAATTTGGGGGCTTGCTGAGCAGCCTTCAATCGGTGGACCAGTACACGCCTACATGAAGAACCGTTTAGGGCTTGTATGGGCTTCTAAATCAATACGGGAATATCGCAGTGCTAATTACTGGTTGATGGTCAGTAAGATTGTTGGCTCAGACGATATGGCTCAGAATGTCCACCTGACTTATATCACTGAGGATGGGCGCAAAGCTGATGTCACGCCTTCTCGCAGGGTGATGGCAGGACCGTTGCCAGATGGATCAGCAATTCGTTTATCACCTGCTGATATACATATGGGCATAGCTGAGGGCATCGAGACAGCTATAGCTGCATCGGTGTTGTTTGGCATTCCGGTGTGGGCAGCAATTAATGCGCAGAACTTAGCCAAGTGGACGCCGCCAGCTATAGCACAAAGTGTTACAGTTTTTGGCGACCACGATGAAAGTTTCACAGGCCACGCTGCTGCTTATACTTTAGCTAAGCGTTTAACTCTTCAGCATCATGTTCAAGTTCAGGTGCTGATGCCGCCTGTCGTAGGGCAGGATTGGGCAGATGTTCTGGGCCGGGCTTCCAAGGATCCAAGCCAGCAACAATAGCTGCTGCTACAAGATCAGCGTAGGGTGGGCATCCTGTGCGCTTCCATAAGTTTATGGTTTGCCGAGCAAAACCCATTGCCCTGCCAAGCTCGCTATCATTGGCTCCAAACTCTTCCTTAACGTATCGAGCAAAGATTTTAAATTCTTCTGCAGTCATGATTTTAACCCTGTTTTGATGATGTAGTTGTCAAAACAAGCTTTTCGTGTATTTTGCACCCAACGTCAAATGAGGATGTTCAAAATGGCGATGCCTGCATTAACCAAAGAAGTGTTAGAAGAAACACTAAAAGAATATTACCGACAAAATAAAGTTGTGAGAGCAACAGGGCGTGTAATGAGCATGCCAGCGTCGACGATCACAGCAAGATTGGACATGATACAGCGAAGATTCCCAGAGATGTGGGAAGCATACGAAAAAGGCAACGATGGATTAGCAGCGCAATGGTTATATCCTCAAGTTTTAACAGGCGAACTAGTTGATGGGTGTATCATTATAGGCGGTGACGCCCATATTTGGCCCGGCGTTGATACCATCATGATGAAGGCATTTGTAAAGGTAGCTAAACAGATTAAGCCAAAAATGATTTGTCTCAATGGCGACATCATAGACGGTGCCAGAGTATCCCGGCACGGTTCTACGTTAGGATCTGCAGCACCAAAGGTATCGGCTGAAATAGACGCTGCCAAAGTTTGGATGGATCAGCTGCCTAAATGTGAGCGGCGTATTTTTACCATCGGCAACCACGACATGCGGGTAGACAATTACCTTGCTAACCAAGCCAGCGAATTAGAAGATTACGCAGGGCGCTTAGCAAATCGTTTCCCAATGTGGGAATTTTGCTATGCATTTCATTTAAATGATGATGTTGAAATTCGCCATCGGTTTCGTGCTGGCATTCATGCGGCATATAATAATGCGCAAGTGTCGGGTTGGACGACAGTAACGAATCATACCCATGCCCAGCAAATGACAGCTGTTAGAAACCGCCGTGGATCGCATTGGGGTGTAGAAACAGGCATGCTTGGCGACCCTAACCATAAAGCTTTCCAATATGGTGAAGGCGCGCCAAACCGTGCCCATCAAGGTTTTGCAGTGCTTACATTCGACGAAACTGGAATTTTGATGCCACCTGAGTTTTGCCAGATGATAAATGGCCGACCTGTGTTCCGGGGTAAATACGTCCTGTAAATACCTCATCATAATGTTTACGGCACCATGATGTGGTTCGATACACCACACCACCGCAGCACCGGATATTATGTGGGTCTTTGCTGGTATTTAAGATGTACTTGCATTGGAATAGCCGTGTTTCAAAATACGGCACGCCGCCATCTGGTGCGGGTTCTTCTGCAATAGGTGTAAACAAGTTTACTTGAACGATAGGCTGTTCTTTTTTCTTTGGTTGGGGTCTTGTCCTAACAATCTTTATTCCGTCTGGGTTAGGCGTTCTTCGCGTATTTTCATTTCGTAATTGTATCTCAGGATTTTTTCTCCTTAACCTATGAACAAAGCCAAGGATTGAATTGCGGGTTCTGCCATTGCCAAGCTTATGAGCAATAGCTACCGCGCTTGCGCCTGCCTGCCACATCTCAATGAGAATAGCTTTATCGCGAGTTGACCACGGTAATAGCATCATTTAGACATCTCCTCGAACATTTGCTCAAGTTCTTTATCACGCTTACGGCATGCGCAGTTTTTAGCCTCAACAAGCTGCCGGGTTAACGATTCTATCAGATCCATCATGTCGAGATGCTGTTTTTTATAAAAGTCTAAACTTTCTTTTATGTAATTATTCTCCCACCGCAGCCGAACTAAATCGGCTACGGTTGTGTCATCGGCATGGCGTTCATGTGGCGCATAAGGTCCAAGCCAACGGACCTCGGCGCTTTTCTTTTTGCTGGTAAATCCCGTCATTGCTCTGCCTTTCTTTTTTTCGCCTGCCCACCTTTACGCCCTGCTTCTCGTGCTTTCTCAGGGTTAGCAGCAAAGTGCCGTTTTTCTCTAGCCACGCTTGCGCCGCCCTTGGATTGCGCTAGGCGGCGTTTTTCGGTTTCCATAGATCCAAAGCCACGCTTGCCACGAACCGGGGTTACTGATTGGTTTTGGGTAATTTCAATCGGTAACTTTTCTTTTGGTGGGGCTGCTTTCTTAACAAGCTTAGGTTTAGGGGTTTCTGTTTCTGTTGATGCGATACGGATAGCCATTAGTGGATTGCCTCCCCGTGGCCTTCATCTTCGTACAGCTCGTCGACGATGCCGTGAAGCGTTTCAACTGTTGCCATCATCATAGCCACCATAGCGCGATATCGGAGCGATGAGAATGTTTCTACGATATTGTTAATTTTTTCCAATTGTTCCGGCGGATCCAGTTCATCAAACTCATCCGTCGAATAGATGCCCGTTTCGCCTAGCACCCATATAACTTTACCAATTTTTTCTGGTACACTTATGCTTACGTCAATCATCTTTATTTTTTCTGGTTTATCCGTCATTTTTCTTATCCTTTACAAAAACGCAGGTTAAATCTGCTGGGTTGGATTGTACCACTTTAAACTTGGCTATTAACCAAGTGCGAACACGCGGCACCGTAATGTCGCGTGAGATCTTTTTTTTCCAAGGTAAGATCATGCGATTTTGATCTGGTCGAGGGTCATGTAAGGCTTGAAGGACACGGCAGGCGAGGGCTGCGATATCTTACAACGCTCTGTGTACCATGTCTCGCCCATTTCTTTCTTGACGCGATCAGTGTCCAGTGTCCACCGGATGCTAGGCGTCGAGATGACTGCCTTAAAATTAGTGCCGTAGATCTCATCCAGCTGCCGTGCACGTATCCATGATTTGGCCTCATCAAGCTTTTTCGTCAAAGCTTTAATAGTCAAATCAAGCTTGGCTGCCTCATCAACGAGATCAGCATCGCTTAGGGAATAGATATCAAGTGTCGGGATAATAGACATTTTTTTCTCCATTAGTGTTGTTGGTGTCAAATCAGTAGCAAAGCTTGCTAAGCTTGTCAATCGCAAGAGGTCATTTCGTCGACGGTTATCTCAATTTTTTTATCGTTCTCAATGATGCGAATAATAGGACCATAGCCCCATGCTCGTTCATAATAGGCATCTTTCCATTTTTGCGCATGTTCGAGGTCACGGAAGCCTAAAACACGGAATTGACGTGTCCGACTGCTATATTGTGAGCCTGCAGGATAGGCAAATTCCAAGCCAGTAGGATCTAAGGGGTTCATTTCATCAATTTCATCGTCAATATCATACATTTTTTTTCGCCTTTTTAGGTTCAATTACAAATTGGCGGCATTGCCATGTTATTACGTCGTGGTGGCCGGGAAACTGCTCATCTTCTTCGATAAGATAAATTTTACCCGGAATAGCCCGAATCGCCTCTGGTAAGGTATTAACCTCAGCAATAATCGAGGATGAATACACGTTGTCTACGTCTTTCACGATATACATTTTTTTTTCTCCTTTTTGCTGTTCTATTAGAAAAGCAAAGCTACATTGCCAAGCTTAAAAACAATAGTCAAGCTTATTTTTCACCGAATATTTTATCGCAGGCTGCCCATGTGGCCATCAACAAAACGTACCACACGGAAACCTCATAAAGCGCGTCAAGCGTATCGAGCCAAGTCATAGTGTTACCCTTTCATCGTATAGCGTGGCTTTGAATTGCGTGGTTCATAGCGTCGACGGCTTGCCAAGCTAAGCGATTGCCATTCTTAAGCTTGCCAAGGTATACGAAAGCGAATTGTCGACCACGCTCATAGTTCCATTGCTTGTTAGGATTGTTCTCAAAAGCCGTGTAGTCAAACGGCTTGCCATTGCTAGCGTCACGAAAGCCGCGTGCAAAAGCCGCGCAACGTAATACCGTCGTCGACTTGCGTTGCGTCGTTTTAACTTGTTTTGTCATAGCGTTATCCTCTGTTTAATGGTATGATAGGCATCATAAAGACGCCTATCGTTGTTTGATATTGTTAAGCTTTACAGCATAGCTTTAAGCTCGGCTTTGATAGCTTTTGCCATGTCGCCACGCCACGTCGAAGCATTGCTTAAAAAGTAACGCACAACGCTCTCTCCGCTATCGTGATAGAAAGCGTCGTTAATTGACGACAAGCTCGACATAGCGTCAAGGTAAGGCTTTGCAGCGTAGTTTACTTTAGTCCAATCTTTTCGAATTTCGCGTGCTATTGTGTATAAGGGTCGCATGATATTATCCTTTCGTTGTTATTGTTAAACTTGATTATGCTGCGATTTTATCGGCACGCTTTACCTGTACGCCATGAGCTGGAAAGCCTACAATCGCGTCGCGTTGCATTGCACATAAGCCGCATGACTTACATGACACGTCATCGCGATAAGTCGCCGGACAAACGACTATTTTGTTACCGTTAGGCGTTGTTAGTTTTTGGTTACCCTGCACGCTTGACGGAAGCACGACAGCGACAGGTCCGACGTTTAAAGCTTTGAGCTTGTCCGCGTGGTCGATATTGTTGGCAGATAGGTTAATCGTAAATCCGTCTTTATTGGCTTGGTTAACCAAGTCGCGATTAGTTTTGTTATTGATCACATCATAATGCGTATACGTAAAGCCAAGCTTGCCGATATTGGCTTTGACTAACATAAGCAAAGCTTTCTTGTCGATTGTAACGCGATTGCCTGGCAAGTCACCGGCTTGATTATGACGCCACAACGTCTTGGCTTTAAGCTTGGCAATTTGATCGACGAAAGCTTGCCAAGAGCCACCGACGTTTTGATCTGTTACCTTTTGCCAGAATAGAAACAACGGACCATTTCCAGCATAACAACCATTTTTGCGTAACGGGCAAGCGTCTGGACATGTTGAGTATGTTGTTGTTGAAACCGGAATAGGTCCAGTTTTTGTGTTTCGTGACTTAAGCGTTAAGGCGACTTGATAATCTAAAAGCATGTTAAACCCTTTCGTTTTGTTGTTATAGCTATGCTTTATAATTATACGTGATTTATAGTCAAGCTTGTTTCTATGCATAGCTGATATGCATTATAGCATAGCTAGGAATGTTGCGTCATTCCGTTGCAATAATCCATTGGTAGGGCTAATCTGTTTCCAAGCCAAGAAAGGACAAAGCTATGACTGACCTAAACAGTGAGATTGCTATGTTAAGCTTTAATCTAGTAAACGATGACGAGGCCACAACAATTGCAGAATGGAATGATGACTTCGACTTACTACCATATGAGACGCAGCTTGCCTTTATTCATGAAGCAATAGAGCAATTGGAAGCTGCACTAGACTACGTTGAACAAGCAATGGACGAAGAAACAGACGAAGATGAAACAGACGAAAGCGACGAAGACGAAGAAACCGATAACGTCTAAAATAGTCAAGCTTTGCCTAAGCTTGGCTTGCAACATAGCTAAGCTTAGGTGAGTTTGAAGCATGACAAGAAAGAAAGAGCCACACGAAAGGCTCAAGCTTGGTAGACCGTCGATCTATAGCGATGAGATAAGAATAGCTATCATCGAAAAGCTTTGTAATGGCATCACATTGTCGGCTATTTGCGCAATGGAAGGAATGCCAAGCTTCGACACGATCTGGACATGGCGAAAGCGAATGCCTGATTTTGCCGACGATCTCGCACACGCGCAACGAATAGGCACGCATTATCTTGCTGATGACTGCATTCGCATAGCTGATGACATGACTATAGACCCCGCCCACAAGCGAACCATGATCGACACAAGGCTAAGGCTTATTGGTAAGTGGAATCAGTACTATAGCGACAAGCAACAGATTGAGGTCACGGGTAAGCTTGACGTTCAACCGATTAATGTTGGTCAGCTTGACTATGATCAGCGTGAACAATTAGCAGACATGCTGGAACAATTAGCCTTGCCAACGCCGGAAACAGGCGAAGGATCTACAGAGGATCTTTAAGCTTCACTATTAAAGCTTGGCTATTGCAAGCACGACTATAACAATACTTAAGCTTTACATACTTAAGCTTGATCTATACTTAAGCTTTTATTGTTAAGCTTGTTTTATACTTGTGCTTGGAACAAACCGTGAACAAACCGGGAACGCATAGAACATACCGTGAACAAAACGTGAACAAATGGGGTACGGTGGGGGTGGCGGCACCCCCCGCATATAGGCGAAGGCCGGATACGGATACGCCCTTGCACTCTACAGACATCCCCAAAATTCCCCCCAACTAACATCCCCCTATCACTTACCTCTATATCTCAGCTTAACTAATACCCCTGTGTTATTTCTTGCCCGACAAAATATTCCTTGTAGGGCAATGCCTGCTTTGCTACATGACTGCCTCGCTTGGGTGTTCTTGTAGCTTGAGTAGTCTACGCTAATGCAGGACAATGGCTGGTGGTCTGTCGCTGGCGGCGTATCCTGTTGCCCCCTCATGTTGATTCCGTGTGAGGCTTTGTTGGGTGTCTACCTATTGTGTGGGCAACGGACACCATCTCTCATGACTTAAGGCCAAGCCAAGCTTGCTTAGCTCAAGAGGGATCTCTCTTGACTTAATTCCTTGGTAGGGCTGCTTAGCTCAAGAGGTGTGTTTTTATTGTTTAGAAGGGGGTACCCCGGGGTTTCATTAGAGACCCCTACCCCGGTATAACTTATCTACAGTCTTGGGACTCCGGTGCTTGACCTGTGATAATTTACACGCTATGCAAATTACATCGATTACTCATAGGGGGGTCCTTTCCTGCAGCCGCAGCAACAACGGGCAAGTGTAAGGGGTAACGCTTTCTCCATAGGCGTCCCTGATGGCACTACAAGGTAAAGTTCGGCCTCCTATGAGAAAGAAGACTGACGAGCCGTGAAACTTTACAAGTTGCTACCTTAACTATAACGGAGAAAATGAAATGGATTTAGAAGAACTTAAAAACGCTAAATTATACATGCCCCATGAGATGACGGATATTGTTATTTTTGCAAGCAATAAAGAAGAATTTAAAGTTGATTTTCACCCTTTGGTGCTTGAATCAGAATGGGCAAAATCATTTACTATTCAAAACCTAAAAAACACCATTGAGTATTTGGAAAACGAAAAAGTAAAAGTACCGCCACTTTTAGATGCTAAAGTTTTATCATTCCCTTCTAAACCAAAAGGACCGCAAGCATGACTATATCCCGTCGTAAGTTCCTGACTAGCTTAACTGCACTTGTAGCTACACCTGCTGTGATTCGGTATTCTGGTGTTATGGCTGTTAACCCAGTTCAAGCCTCACCATATGTAATTGTGCATGGCTTAGATTTATCCGGCAAAATGGTTCTTCACAAATTCTGGGACCCAATATCTGCCAACCAATTTGCAGGTACGCCAGAGTTTCACAACATGGTGCAAGTTACATCGTGGGATTACGGTGTGCCAAGTAAAGATATGTTGCCTAAATCCAATCATTGGCAAGGAATGGTTGGCTTGGATGACCGTACCGTAGACCAAATTATAGAAGATCGCATCCTTAAACAAGAGCAACAGCGCCAAGCTTGGCTAAATGATCCTGCATGGACTATCTACGGAATTATTGGGCCTGAATTAATTGGCCCAGCATCTTCAAAAAACATTCGCGCCACAACTCAGTTCAATGAAAACGGGCCAATTCGCAAACCTTGGGAAATGATATGACTATAGACCTTAACGAACACATGGAACGTAAGAAGCAGGAACGCCACATTGCGGCATATGATGCCATTGGTGAGGCTGTTGATGGCATGAGTGTTGGAACAGTTCTGCATATCTTATCAGCTTTTACTAGAGCTGTATTAGATAACATGGGTGAGCCAGATCGTAGCCAAGCTGCTATGGTATTTTCATCTGTCATTATGGAAAGCAAAACCCAACCAGAGGCACCAGTGCAATGAATCAATGGCAGCCAATAGAAACAGCGCCGAAGGATGGGACAAGCATCCTAATTGGCGCATATGACATTACAGACGGATGGCAATGTGAAGTTTCTCAGTGGATGGATGATTGCCCTTATGAAGACGAGAACGGGGAATACCGTTCTTGCATGGGATTTATTCCAACGGTGAGTCATGCTGGCCCAACCCATTGGATGCCATTACCGGAGCCGCCAAAATGACTAACATGGAACGAATAGCCGATTTACTTTTACCCCGTGTTCGGGGATTGGAAATTGAAATACTGAAGCCTGTATACCCTCATGTATATACCAATTTGGATTTAATTGAGGATAATCTGGTTGTAATCGTTCAGACATCTGAAGACCCATTATTGATACAAGGTTATACGATTTTGTTTAAGTCAGAAGTGGAAGACGGTACTTGGAAAGATGTGGTCGTGCAAAGGATAAAAGATAAGTTTGAACTTCTGGCGGCATGGAAGAACGGGGAAACTATGCAATGACAGATATTGTAGAACGGTTGCGTAGACCGGAGAATTTTTTGAATACGGATAGGACTGATGCCGCCGATGAGATTGAACGGTTGCGGGAAGAAATAGCAGATTTAAAATATAAAAAAACTTATTTGGAGCGGGCTTACATGGCTGCAAGGAGAACCCTTGATAGCAAAGGGATACATATGGATTACTTCTTATCCCGTGCTGATTACGAGGCTGAGTTGAAGGAAAAAAATAATGGGTAAGATACAAGAATGGTACGATTCGTGGCTTTTGGAACAAGCTAAGCAAGCTGTAGCTGACAAGCGGTTTAAGCCAAAACCGCCTAAATATGTTTTTCCAAATGAAATAGTTAATGCTTTGCGTGAACAAGCGCGGGATTGTGAAGAATGTGAACGTGATCCTATTACAGGTATTTCATTGTGGCCAAAGGAAACCACCTTGGAATGGCAAGCTGCTGACTTGATTGATGAACGGTTTGCGGAAATTCGGTATTATGAAAAATTGCGCGAAGACATGATAGAGCTTTGGGTACAAATGCGTGATCTGCTTGGGGGCGATTATGACGAAACGCTGGCCTGATTATTGGGATTTGTGCCTTGAGTGTAGGTATGCCAAGTTGGATCACGTTGCAGAATTTATCCATGACATGATGGATAGATTGGCGGAAAGCCAGCTGCGGATAAATGATTTGGAATGGTCTTTGACGGAAATATCCCAAGCTCAATATAATGCGGATAGCAAAGACATAGCCAATAAAGCTTTAGAAACCAAGCCAACCTCATTCAAAACAAAAGTTAAGCTAAAGGTAGTAAAATGAAAAACCAGTTTGTCGGTATAGAAGCTATAATGACGTTGAATGATCTTATTATGGCATACTTAGATGAATTTGACATGCATCCTAAGTCAGAAACCCCCGGCGTTTATCAGACGCAAGCACAAAGGGCGGCTCAGGCTATGATTGAAGCTTCTGGCGTGGATGAGCCAGATTATGATAAAGTTGTTTTAGCCGTAAACAGAACTGTATCTATTATGCGCGATATAGAGCAAGATCTCGTATCTCATGATTTAGGCAAGTATATAGGACGCCGAAAAACAGTAGAGCAAATTAAGTCTATTATGCATATTAGCCGGGCATATCCTGACAGTGCAATTAAGCGGTTAAAAGAGTTACGACCTAAGGTGACAAAGAAAGCGGCATGAAATTTGACCTTGAGAAGATGACAGAAGGTCAACGGCGGGAGGTATACCGCCAGTTGAAAGCTGCCAATTACGAGGAAAGTTTATATAATTTTACACAAAGGGCATGGCGTGAGATTGACTCCGCCCCGTTTGCTGAAGGCGGGTTTGCATTACAAGCTATCTGTGAGCATCTGCAGGCATGCGCTGACGGATATATTAGGAATTTAATCATAAACGTGCCGCCTAGATTCTCAAAGTCAACCATTACTGGGACTATGTTCCCAGCATGGGTATGGACTCAAAGCATTTCCTCGCCAACATCAGGGCCGGGAATGCAGTTCTTGCACTCGTCTTATGCGATGAATCTTTCTGTGCAGGATTCGGTTAAGTGCCGCCGACTCATTGAAAGCAAATGGTATCAGACACTTTGGGGCGATAGGTTCAAACTGGTGGGCGACCAGAACACTAAAACGCGCTTTCAGAATGATAGGAATGGTATACGAAACACGGTGTCGGTTGGATCAGCCACAACGGGTCTTGGTGGTAATTATTTGATTGCTGACGATCCGAATAATGCGCAAGAAGCCAATAGTGAAGCTATTGTTGCGTCGACAATTGAGTGGTGGGACATGGCATGGTCTACCCGACTCAATGATCCTAAGCGCGGCGTAAAAATTGTCATCCAGCAGCGATTGTCAGAAAACGATATTACTGGTCATATACTCTCCAAAGACATTGGCGACTGGACACACTTATGCTTGCCAATGCGCTTTGAGTCGGCAAGGAGAACGTATAATGTACTTGTACCCGCAGAGTTTAATGACGGCGAACCAGTTATATGGACTGATGAAAGGACTGAGGAGGGCCAACTGCTCTGGCCTGAACGATTTGGAGATCAGGAAGTTACACTGCTTGAAAAAACACTTGGCCCATACGCCGCAGCGGGTCAGCTACAGCAACGTCCAGAACCAGCAGGCGGCGGTATTATAAAACGCGAATGGTGGGGCGAATGGACAAAAGAAAAGTTTCCGCACAATTTGGAAATTGTTATTGCGTCGGTTGACACGGCATTTGGTGCAAAAGAGTTTGAGGGCGACTTTTCCGCTTGCACCGTTTGGGGCGTGTTTAGAGACGCAGGTACAGCTTCCGGTGTTATTGGTAATGACATGGGCGGAAACTGGCAGCGTATTTCAGTAGAAGAGCGCGAAGCAGATGTTCCTAAAGCCATCTTGATGCATGCTTGGCAAGGCCGAATGGAATTGCATGAGCTGGTGCAAAAGATTGGCGCGTCAGCAAAAGAATGGAAAATTGACTATCTGCTGATTGAAAATAAGGCGTCTGGTATATCGGTCAGCCAAGAACTGCGCAGATTGTTTGGGTATGAGAATTATAGTGTACGTTTAATAGATCCTAAAGGTCTAGACAAGGTAGCGCGTACTTATGCTATCCAACATTTGTTTTCGGAAGGCATGGTTATGGCCCCGACAGACAAAGAGGGTGAATTGTTTAAGGTGTGGGCAGAAATGGTTGTCTCACAATGCGCCACCTTTCCAAAAGGTAAACATGACGATTTACACGACACCGTAACTCAGGCATTAAACTGGTTGCGCGGCACCGGAATGTTGCAGCGCGGCGCAGAACGCACAGCGGAGTTGGCTGCGGGGAATGTCTGGCAAGGTAGTAGAGAAAACCAACCTTTATATCCAGTATAGGAGATAGTGATGGGCAAGTATGCTTGGCAAATAACGCTTAATAAGTACGATAATTCTGGCGTAGACCATCTTTATATTAGAGCTGATAGCTGCGATATATATGAAGGGGCGGTAAAATTTTACAATTATCCGCCTAAAACCGAGGATAATCCTTATCCTGAATCATATTTGTTGGCTTATTTGCCGACAGACCGTGTGTTTGAAATTGAGCTTTTAGATAATGAAACTGGCGAACCAATTGGTTTTTTACCAGCGGAACCTACGTAAATGGCCGACAACCCGCATTATATGACGCCAGAGGAAATGTCCAAGCTGATTTGTCCCCTTGGCAGGGGAAACAATATGCCGGGCAAAGAAATAACCGTAGACGGTTCGCCAATTGGTAAACCGTGTGTTTCAACTTTGTGCGCGGCGTGGCGATGGGCCTCGTGGGACGATGCTGAAACCCAAGATTGGGTTTATAGTGATGATTATGGATATTGTGGAATGGTTGGTCCATGACCGAAGAAAAAAAGAAATTTCCAACGATTGAAACAGTTGTCGCTAAAAATATGGGGGACGGTTACGTAAAACTGTCCCTCGTTATTGACACTAAATTTCATCAATTCCGCCTTAAGCGCAGTATAGCTGTCAATCTCATCAAGGTTTTAGCTGAGTCACTTGACGAAAATTTGCAAACCATGTAAATAAGCAAGCGTCTTACAAAAGGAGACGCATATGATGACTTGGAATCATAGGGTCATTAAGTACGAAACCCGTAATTTGTTTGGCGATCCAGACTTTGGATACGCCATTCATGAGGTTTTTTACGATAACGATGGCAATGTACAAGGTATGACCAGCGAGCCAGTAAAGCCTTGGGGTGATACCAAAGATGAGTTGCGGCTTGAACTTTTGCGCATGATTGAGGCGCTTGAGAAACCCGACCTTGATTATAACGACAAAGACGACGACGATACATTTGCGAACAAAGCATAATTGGCTTATAGTGTGCTGAATATTTTCACAGGATACAGCACATGGCTTTGGTGCCCGGATTAGTCCCTAACATTCGCCTTGACCAAGATCAGCCGGATTTGCCTCTTGGTGAGGGGCAAGAAACCGTCATTGTAATGGATGCGGATGACGATGCTGACCAGCCAGAAATGGACATTGATGGCAATGTTCTCCGTATTGACCACGGGGACGGTTCTATTAGCGTTTCCTTGGATGGGCGTCCTATTGAATCTTCTAAAAAGAAAAAAACAGAAGGTTGGCATGAAAATCTGGCCGAAGAAATGGATGAAAATGCGCTGTCTGAGATTGCGCATCGTCTTATTAAAGGCATTGAGGAAGATATCGACAGCCGCAAAGAATGGATTGAAGACCGCGCACAGGGTTTACGACTACTGGGCCTTAAGATTGAAATTCCGGGTCAGCAAGGCACAGCCGATGGCGCACCTGTTGAAGGAATGTCCCGTATCCGCCACCCGCTCCTGTTGGAATCCGTATTGCGTTTTCAAGCGAATGCAAGGGCAGAACTCTTGCCCACTGACGGGCCTGTTAAAGTAAGAGTTGACAGCAATCAAGGCGGTCCAGAAATGGACCAGCAGGCAGAATATTTAGAAAGAGATTTCAATCATTATTTGACTGCAGTAGCTAAAGAGTATTATCCTGACACGGATAAAATGCTTTTCATGCTTGGGTTTGGCGGGTCGGCCTTTAAGAAGGTCTACTATTGCCCCCTACGCAATCGTCCTGTCTCCGAAACGGTTGATGCGGATGATTTAATTGTCAACAATGAAGCAACGGATCTCTCAAATGCTCGGCGTATTACCCATAGAATCTCTATGCGTCCTTCGGTTGTCAAACGGATGCAGATTATTGGTGCCTACCGTGATGTCGATTTGGGACAAACCAAGCAGAAGGAACTTGACGCCGTTCAAAAAGAAAAGAACGCCATCCAAGGCATACAGGACGACATCAATGTTGCTGAAGATCGGGACCGCGAAATATATGAGTGCTACTGCGAGTTAGATATTCCGGGCTATGAGCATGAAATTGATGGCGAGCCATCTGGCTTGGAAGTACCTTATCGCGTAACCATTGACGTATCTTCTAAACAAATTCTTAATATTGTTAGGAATTATGATGAAGAAGATCAAGAATTGCCTGAAGCTAATACTCATTTTGTTAAATACGATTTTGTGCCGGGCCTTAAATTCTATGGCATGGGCTTGCTTCACATTTTAGGCAATACAACCAACGGCTTAACGGCAGTTTGGCGTGAATTGCTTGACGCAGGTATGTATTCTAACTTCCCCGGCTTTTTGTATGCCAAGACATCTGGCCGTCAGAACAGCAATATCTTCCGTGTTCCTCCCGGTGGGGGGGCACAAATTGATACGGCAGGCATGCCCATCCAACAAGCAGTCATGCCATTGCCTTATAAAGAACCATCTGGCGCATTAGCCGCATTTGCTGAGACAATTAGCCAATATGGACAGCGGTTAGGCGGCACCGCAGAGATGCAAGTAGGCGAAGGCAAGGCAGATGCGCCTGTTGGAACCATGTTAGCTATGATTGAGCAAGCACAAAAGCTGCTTAATAGCGTTCACAAGCGCATGCATGCAGCTCAAGCAGACGAATTTCAATTGTTAGCTCAATGCTTTAGGGAGCATCCCGAATCATTTTGGCAAAGAAATAAACGTCCTGCCAATAAATGGAGTGAGAAAACATTTCTAGACGCATTGGATAATTATGAATTAGTTCCTCAGGCAGACCCTAACACGGCAAGCCATATTCAGCGCGTTATGAAGGTAACTGCACTGGTTCAAATGGCTCAAACAGCTCCGACATTGTACAATTTGGATGCGGTTAACCGTGAAGCACTGCTTACATTGGGTTGGAGCAACGCTAATTCGCTGTTGCGCGACCCGGTAAACAACCCACAACCGCCAGATCCGCAGGCTCAAGCTGCGCAAATGGCTGGTCAGGCTGCGATGATTACTGCGCAATCTAAAATGATGGAAGCGCAGACTAAAGTTGCCGAAACCCAAAAGAAAATGGGCGGTGGGCAAGGTATGTCGCCTGAAGAACAGGTTAAGATGGCTGAAATACAACAGAAAAACATTGATGCACAGCTTGATGCGACCAATCGCAAGCGGGATCGCGAAAGCCGTGAACGTCTTGCTGCGGTTAAATTAGCTGAAGAAATGGCTGCAAACCCCGCTGGCTTGGGAATTGTGCGGCAAATACTTGATCCGGGCATGCTTCAACGCCTTGAAGGCAATGAACAGCCTATGACACCCACCCCTGGCGGCGTTATACAATAGGTGAAGCATGGCTAATTATGATGACCCTATTGAATTGCCGCATTCATTAAAAGAATTGCAAAATTGGGCTAAAACTCATCCTACACCCAAGCCTATGGTAAGGGCATCAGACGATCCAACGTCTATCCTATACAATGAACGGAAGATTGATATGCCCCAGTCATTACAAGAATTGCAAGAATGGAGCCGCACCCATCGCGCTTCTGGCGGGGCGGCTGACGACATTGAACATGCATTACGATTAGCTAAAACAACTATAAAGAAAAAGAAACGCAAGCATTACGAAGAGGGTGGATCGGATCACGAAAGCGAAACACACGAAACGGAAACCCATTATAACGAATTGCGTGATAGTGACAGCAGCGACAGCAGAGATGCAACTGAACGTGACTTTGCAAATGATAGGGCCGCACAAGAAGCCGCACAGCGTGATTCGGATATGGACAAAGAATCTCAACAACGCAGCGATGACGTAGCTAAGGCAATATCAGATGCTCAAATGAACCGCGGATTGCCGGAAGGGACGGCAACGGCGGATGTTAGCCGTTTTGCATTTGGCCGAGACATTAATACAGGTGACGCGGCGGGTCTTGGCGTAACTGACGTTAAAGCACCGCAAGATATTAGAGAATATACGCAACAGCGGCTTGAACACCCTTACGAAGGCACTGTAATGAGTGCTACGCAAGATCCAAGCACAGCTTTTGGCATGTCCTATCCCCAATTGGTTGGGAAACAGTTGACGCCGGAAGGTGCAAAAGCATTTTTGGGTAATTTGGGATATGAAAGCACTTACAAAGGTGAAGCATTTAATCCGCAAGCTGTAAGCGGCAGTGGCTATGGGTTAGCTCAATGGACTGGTCCTAGAGCTAAAGAATTTTTTGCCGCGATGAACCCAGAAGGCCCAGCCCCTGTAACAAAAAAAGACAAAATAGCTGCATTAGCTAACACAACAGCGCAACAACAACTTGGTTATGCGTTAAAAGAAGCTTTAGGCGGCGGTTATGCTCCAACAGCTAGAGCATTAACCACACCGGGTAGTGTAGCAGATAAAATAGAAACAATTACACGCAATTATGAAGGGGCAGGCATTCCTGCTACGGAAAAACGGCTTGCGTTAGCTAATCTGATTGGCAAGGATCGAGGGCTTGGGCAATTTGCATCTAGCGGATTTGCGCCTAATACCGCCCAACCAACGGCATACGCCAGTAACGTCCCTACCCCAATAGCAAGACCCGCAGATTTAAATGACCAAATGGCCAAAGCCGACATTGTGAAAGCAATAATTGGCGGCACAAAGCAAGGGAGCGACCCTCGATACTCATTTACGGGCAGCACTGAGGATCCAGATGTGATTAGACAACAGCGACTGGCAATGAATTTGCCTCCGTATGCACACGGCGGATCCGTTGCAGATGACCATGTCAAGCATGCTTTGCGGCTTGCCCAATCTATGGGCCGCGGCAATGATTCTATTCTAGCTCACATTAATCCTAAAGAAGCTGCACTTCTTAAAGCGCATGGCGGATCTGGCAAAACCAACCCTTATACGGGATTAATGGAGTTTGATGATACCGATACCAAAGATACTAGCACCAGTGATAACACTGGCGGAATTGGTGGCTTTTTAGAAAAAATATTTGGCCCAACGCCTACAAATGAAGCACAAAGATTAAGTTATTTGCCAATCAACCCTAGCAATCCCGGTTTAGGGAATAGCACCTCTGATACTGGCGGCGCATCGGATTATTCTGGTAAAACAGCAAATGATTTAAAAACAGTTTTAGGTTTTAATGAACAAAAAGGCCCATTTGATCGCAGTGGCCACGACGCAGACATGCAAGCAAGAATGGCGGCGGATGCAGCGGCATCAACGGCGGCAGGAGCATCTGCTGATACAACGCCAAAATATGATATTAAGCCTAATTTAGCGGTATACAAACCACCATCCGATACAGGGACGGCGGCGGGTTCGGCATCGACATATTATGATCCGTTGGGGGCGACGACCTTTACACCCGCTACGTATCCCGGCTCCACAACCTCTCCTGTGGTGGGGAAAGCATATGTTGATCCTACACTAAACAACATTTACCAAACTAATTTTGGCCGTGATTACAATCCAACAAGTGACCAGTATTGGGGCAATCAACTTTCACTTGGTAATGAATCGTTTGGTAACAAAGCCAAGCTAATCCAAGACATTACAGGCGGCGCACAAGGAGCGGACCTTGACTATTACAATAAAAATACAGTTAATCCTGCATTAAGCAATATTTACCAAACCAACTTTGGCCGCGCCTATGACCCTACCAAGGATCAATATTGGGGTGGCCAACTTTCACTTGGTAATGAGTCATTGGGCAATAAAACCAAGTTAGCTCAAGACATTATAAGTGGCGCACAAGGGGCCGATTTAAATTACTATAATACTAATGTATTAAAGCAGCCTGCGCCAACTCCGGTAGCGCGTGGCGGAGTGCCAAGTCAGCATCACGGGCATAACGATGCTGTGGCCAATGCTTTAAGACTGCTTTTGGGGAAGTAAATGCCTGTTGTCGAAGCGGGTAAAATAAGGTAATGTTTGGTCAAAATAGCTGCGTCGTTGCAGTATTGGAGCAAGTCAATGCGTGAATATCGTAAAGCCGCAGGTGAAGCCGCAGAGCGCCGTCTGAAGAATATTCAGAGCGGAGAACCACATACCAAGGTGGATTCTTCGTCATGGTCGCCACCTGACATGCTTGAAGCCGATAAGCAAAACGGCATGCGTCCAGTTAGCAAGCGCCAGTATAAATCTGGTGGCAAGGTTTTGGGTGCCCACACTAAAAAGCGCGCTGACCGCAAAGCCCGTAAAGAGGGTGGCCGCGCAATGTCGGTAGATGGGTTTCTTAACCGCGATGACAAAATGGCTAACGATGAACGCGCTGGCGTTAAGAAAATTGGTGGCATGAAACGCGGCGGTGGGGCTAAACACAAAGAAACAAACCGTGAACATAAGGCAATGGGTGGGATCCCTAACGTATCCAATATGCCAACAGTTATGCCACGTCGTTCTGTTCGTCCCGGCGCAGCAATTGTGCCTAGCAATGTTTTGAATAAGCCACGCGCAGGTATTTCTCCAATGGCTGCTAAAAAAGGTGGCCGCATTCATAAGCAGGTAGCTGGTGGAATATCGGAAGACGATATCGCAAAGTTGATTCGCGCCGATGAAATTATGAATGCTCAGAAGGGCCGTGGTTTACCAACGCCTCCTGCTCCAATGCCGATACCTCGTCCAGCGGATAAATATACTGGACCAAAACCAACTGGAAATCCCGGCCCCGGCCAGAAGCGCGGCGGTAAAGTGCGCGCACACCATGCCAAGGGCGGCGCTGCGCATTCCGATGAAGCGCAAGACAAGAAGTTAATGCACAAAATCCTCAAGCCAAAGGCATTTAAGGCTGATGGCGGAGCAATGCATCACAAGGATTGCTCATGCAAGATGTGCATGGGTGGCCGCACAGGCAAAGCAGACGGCGGCGCTACTGAAGCGCAGCGCGTTGGGGCAGCTTCTTCAAAATTTTATAAAGAAGGTAATAAGCCTGCTGTTCAATCAACAAAATCATCAGATTTTAACGCAATGCGTAACGCTGACCGTAATTTAACCACTGCTTTAGAACAGCAAGGTTATAAAAAAGGTGGTCGTACTAAACATGCATCTGGCGGCGAAGCTGGTCGTGGCTTGTATGTACGTCAGGGCTATCCTCATGAAGTTCCCGGCGTTGATGGTGGCCGTATTGCTCGCAAGCATGGCGGTTCAGCCAAGGGTAAGGGCAAGACCAATATTAACATCATGATCCACCCACATGGCGCTGAAGGTGCTGCCCCGCAGATGCCTTTAATGCCACCACGTCCAATGCCTCCAATGCCTCCAGCACCTCCAGCAGGTGGTATGCCTCCTGCTCCGGTGCCTCCAATGGGCGCTCCAATGGGTGGCGCACCGTTGCCTCCAATGGGCGCAGCTCGCCCCGGCATGCCTCCAATTGGTCGCAAGCACGGCGGGAACATCCCAGTAGGCATGAAGACCACGCACATTATTGACAATGCTGCTGGTGGGGGATTGGGCCGTCTTGAGAAGATTAAAGCTTACGGTTTAGATTAAACTGTTTAGGTTTTAAATCTACCATAGGAATAGATACCATGCGGTGTGTATATATACCGCATGGTACAAACATATAGCAGCCTCTTAGAGTATGAAATTGGACGCCTCATTGACGAGGCGATTTCCGATGAGCTTGCTATTCTTGCCAATGGCAACGTCGAAGACATCAAAGATTACAAATTTAGAGTGGGCATAATTCGTGGCTTTCAAAGGGCCAAAGAACTTATGCTTGAAGCTGACCATAATATCAAAACAGGTGAAAGAGGATAACATGCCGTATACACGGATGCACCATGACGTAGACCCTAAGGAATCTATTCTTAAAGAATTAGGGGATATTTCTGGGATAGAAGTATTTAATACTCATGTTTTAATTGCAACATATGTCCGCCCCAACAAGACAAAAAGCGGCATTCACTTAACCGATAAGTATGTTGAAGAAGACAAATATCAGGGAAAAGTGGGTCTTGTAGTTAAAAAAGGACCGTTAGCATTTGTTGACGAAGAGCAAGATTGGTTCAAAGGCGTTGAAGTTAACGTCAATGACTGGGTTTTCTATCGCCCATCTGATGGCTGGTCGATGAATGTGCATGGCATCCAGTGCCGTGTGTTGCGTGACATAGACATTCGTGGCCGCGTCCCGGCTCCTGATGCTGTTTGGTAAGGAATAGTTTCACATGGAACAAGTAGAAGACGTAGTTCTTGAGGATACCCCAGAAGTAATTGTTGAAGAGAACAAAACAGAAACAAAAATTGCCGCTAACGATTCGCAAACGCCAGAAGATGGTATTGCTGAATTAAAAGAACGGTTAGAAACGGAAAAGCGGCTACGGTTAGAAGCTGAAGCACGCGCCCATCAAGCACAAAATACCGCTACAAAGGCAACGGCAGAGGTACAGGACAGCAATCTGCACCTTATTAATAGCGCAATTGACAAGATCAAACGCGAATCTGAGTATATGAAGGCACATTTTAAGCAAGCAATGACTGCTGGCGATTATGATGCTGCCGCTCAAGTGCAAGAAAACATGTCTCTTAATGCAGCTAAGCTATTACAGCTGCAAAATGGTAAATCTTCGCTTGAAGAAAGACTTAAAAATCCACCGCCAGTTGCTCCTCAAACTAACGACCCTGTTGAGCGAGTAGCTTCGCAGCTATCACCGCGTTCAGCGGCATGGGTTCGCGCTCATCCACAGTGTGTCACTGACCAACGGTTATATCAAAAAATGGTTGGGGCGCATAATATTGCGATGGCGGATGGCTATCAGGTTGATTCTGATGACTATTTTGGCTTTATTGAGCAGCAAATGGGCTTTAGAAAAGCCCCATTACCCGTCGATGATGGCGAGGATGTTGCTTTGTCTGTCGCAGCGGCACCTACGCAGAAAAGAACATCACTTCCTGCGGCCCCAACTACCCGCACAGCATCTGGAACGCCAAGCAAATCACAAGTTGTCAGGTTAAGCGCCGAAATGCGTGACATGGCTTCAATGATGGGCATGACACCAGAAGATTACGCTAAAAATATGGTCGCGCTTCGCAAAGAAGGCAAACTTAATTGATAGGAGAGCCAAATGGCTGACAATGAACCAAAGCTAACCAAGCTTACGTCTAAAAAAGCACCGTCTGATATTCGCCCCGCAGTTCATGCGGATATCAGAGAAGAAAGCCCAGCACAACGCGCCGCTAAGCGTGTTGCAGAAATTCGCGCCCATCGGCAGGGTTTGGATTTGGAAAATACGGACCAATATTTTATTGATCCTCGGATTGTTCCAGAAGGATGGTCATATGAATGGAAGCGAAAATCCATTTATAATCAAGAAGATCCGTCCTACCAGATTAAATTAGCTGACGGCGGCTGGACACCTGTTCCGCCCAATCGGGATGCCCGTCATAAAGCATTAATGCCAACGGGGAATTACAATACAATTGAACGCGATGGCATGATTTTGATGGAGCGACCAAAAGAGTTGACAGATGAAGCAAAAGCTATAGAATTGCGTCGTGCTAGGAATCAAGTGCGTGCAAAAGAGCAGCAACTTAGCACAACGCCTGATGGAACTCTTTCACGCGACGATGCTCGTGTAAGACCACAGGTGAAGAAATCTTACGAAGCGATGCCTATTCCACAGGAATAAGGACGGCTTCTAACCTGCCCTGTGGGAGGCGGGTTATCTTGTCGGGGTTGGCAGTGCTTGGCGCATAGCAACCTCATCACTCAGGAAAAATTGCTATGGCTAATACGCAAGCGTATTTTGGCTTTACGCAGTATCAGGGTGGTGCGGGTGGCGCTCCTACGTTTGCCCAATCTGCTCGTCGTATTGCGTCAAGCAACAGCACTGCTATCTACACTGGCGACCCAGTAATGCCAGTTGTTAGCACGGCTAATGGTTACATTACTCAGGCAGCTCCCGGCACGACTACCCTTGCAGGTATTTTCGTTGGTTGCCGTTATCTTAACACGTCTCTTGGCCGTGTTGTTTGGTCCAATTATTGGCCCGGCTCCGGTGCAACGGGTGACGTTGAGGCTTATGTCATTGACGATCCAAACTCACGTTTCATCGTCCAGACCAGCACGACAGCTTTCCCAATGACGGGTACGGCGTCAACCATGACATCTGGTGTCATCGGTCAGTATGCTCAGTTTTCCATTGGTACGGGAAACACGTCAAGTGGTCGCTCAGGTGCGTATCTCTCGTCAGTCGGTACGACTGTTACCTTCCCATTCACCATTGTGGACTACCAAATTGGTTTCCAAAACGGTGGCGACCCAACCAGCCAGTACTGCAACGTGATCGTTGGCTTCAACAACGAAATCTTCCGCAGCAACGGCGCTGGCCCAACTGGCATCAGCTAAGGAGTAAGGTGTTATGGCTGTTAATCTAAGTCAGATCAGAGACCTTCTCCTCCCCGGCCTCCGTGGCGTTGAAGGCAAGTACGAAATGATCTCGTCGCAGTACGACAAGATCTTCACGAAGCACGAATCAAAGATGGCTCTGGAACGCACTGCTGAAATGCGTTACCTCGGCCTTGCACAGCTCAAGACCGAAGGTGGTCAGACGGCTTTTGATTCGAATGCTGGTGAGCGTTTCGTTTGGAACCAAGAGCATACTGAAATTGCTCTGGGTTACGCGATTACCCGTAAGGCAATCGACGATAACCTCTACAAGACCCAGTTCATGCCTTCTAACCTTGGCTTGGTGGAATCATTCCAGCAGACTAAGGAAATTTATGGCGCGAACATTCTTAATACGGCACAGACGTACAACGCAGCAGTTGGCGGTGACGGTGTAGCACTTTGCTCCACGGCGCATCCAATTGACGGTGGTACGGTTGCTAATACGCCTACAACTCAGGTTGATTTGAACGAAGCTACGCTACTGAATGCAATGATTGCAATCCGTGCTAACTTCAAAGATCAGGCTGGCTTGAAGATCTTTGCCCGTGGCCGCAAGCTCATCGTTCCTCCGCAGTTGGAACCAGTTGCAATCCGTCTTACGAAGACTGAATTGCGTCCCGGTACTGCAGATAACGACGTCAACGCGATCATGATGACGGCAGGCGGACTCAGCGAAGGCTACATGGTCAACGACTTCTTGACCTCGACCTACGCTTGGTTCCTCCTCACCAACATCGATGGCTTGGCGTATATGGAGCGCATTAAGTTTGAAACAGACATGCAAGTTGATTTTGTCACTGACAACTTGCTTGTTAAGGGCTATGAGCGTTACTCGTTTGGTTACTACAACTGGCGTGCAATCTACGGCTCGTTCCCAACCTCGTAAGGAGAAGGCAACATGGCTAATACAGCATTCTCCGGTCCAGTGATTGTGTTTGGGCAAAACCCAACGCAGCCAGCGGATTACAATCCAGACATCGGTGGTTCGTCCCTGTTTTATGCAGGGACGGGCATTCTTGATCCACGCACACCATTCACATTCTTCCCCGGCGAATCACAGTCGGCGGTTGATTTTGGTTGGTTGGGCGTAGATAACATTACTACATTGAGCGCGGTGCCTTATACGGCGGCTTCGGCAGCAATTGTTGCTTCGGCTAACCCTACAAGTACTACTCTTGCTTTAGTGACAACTAGCTCCTCAACGACGGGTGTGTATTATAACAATACAAACTTTGTTCGTTCAGATACTGGCGTGGCTGATACGGTTCTGGCACTTGATGCTTATGCATCTGTTACAGGCTCATTCAGCAATGGTGTACTGACAATAACGGCCTCGTCTAACCAGATGCCAATTGGTCCGGGCATGGTTGTTATTTCTACTTCGGGCACGGTATCTCAGGGTACCGCGCTTGGTACTCAAGTTGTTGCTCAGCTTACGACAACGGGGACTTATTCCACGGTGTCGCAAGGGACTACGGGCACATATCAGACTAACGGCAATTTGACTGCAACTTCTGGAACAGTAGTTCTTGCTTACCAGAACGTGCAGCAGTGCGCCGTGCCAAACAATGCTCAGACGCCGAGCCAAGGCAATTGGAGTCCACAAGCTCTTCTTGGTCGTGCAGTGAGTGTTACGGCAGCATCAGGTGCTACATATACTACCGCAAGCGTTAATGGTTATGATGTCTACGGATATCCAATGACCGAAAATATTACGATTACGGCAGCTAGCACGGTCAATGGCAAGAAGGCATTTAAGTATATCAAGTCTGTGGTACTTTCGGGTGGCACGGCTGATACAACTCATGCTTATTCTGTTGGTACGGCTGATGTGTTTGGTCTTCCAATGCGTTCAGATACGTTTGGTGATATCATAGTAAACAATGCTTCGTCGCTAGTTGCTACGACATTGATTACTGCGGCAACAAACTATCTTCCTGCTGACCGCACCACTCCATCGGCTACAACGGCAGATGTTCGTGGAACCTTTGCTGCAACTTCAAGCAGCGGAGCCAATAAACTGATTGTCCGTCAGTCCCCTCAAGCCTATATGGTTCCGTACACCACGGGCCTATTTGGCTTAACCCAGTACTACAACTTCTAAGGAACTAGGCCATGAAGGCACATAAGGGTAAGTCTGACCAAGACGGCACACACGGCGAAGTTTATGCTGATGCTGCCGTTCATGATGCATACGCTGGTGGCAATTCGCCAACGGCGCATGAAGCGGAAGAACGTAAGCACGGTGGCCGCACCAAGCGCAAGCATGGTGGCAAGGTCCATCACCTCAACATGATGCACAAAGAGCATCATCACGAGCATCCAAAGGCTGAACATCGCGCAAAGCGTAAGCGCGGTGGTCATGTTCATGCGGAACACGCAATGCACGGCGAACATACCAAGCATCGTGCAGACCGCAAGGCGCGTAAAGCTGGTGGTGAAGTTGGCGCAAATATGCACCCACTTTCCACGGCAAATCGCGGCATGGAGCCGAAAGGCCACAAGTCCTACGAGCCTGAACACGATTAATGTTGGCGAGGGGGTGTAACAGCCCCCTCACTTTCTCATGGGTGCAGTATGACCGCAGCGTGGACACGTTCTGAAGGCAAATCACCGTCTGGCGGGTTAAACGCCAAAGGGCGCGCTTCTGCTCGTGCAGAAGGCCATAATCTTAAAGCGCCAACGAAGGATAAAGAAAATCCTCGTCATGATAATTTTTGCTCCCGGATGACCGGGATGAAGCGGAAAATGACTGGATCGGCAAAAGCTGCTGACCCAGATAGCCGCATTAATAAATCACTGCGTAAGTGGGGCTGCTAATGTCTGATAAAGCATTTTGGGAAACTAAGTTACCCAAAGATCATCATACAAAGCATTTGACGCACAAAGAGCAGCAAAGTGCTAAAGCTAGAGCAAGGGCTGCTGGTCGGCCATACCCCAACTTGGTAGATAACGCTGCTGTAGCGCGGAAGAAGGGTAAATAAATGCGTCCTGTAATTGTCAACTGCGGTCCTTATGCTGCACCTAGTGCCACCAATATACGCACTGCTACCTCCATTGCGGCGGCTGGTGCGGTTACTCTTAATGGCTCCTTAGTTTCTGGTGGCGTAGCTACGTTAGACCAGCCTCGCCGCGTTCTGTTTACGTCTTCGGGTAACGATAGCGGCATCACGTTCACGGTAAATGGCACGGATTGGAACAATTCGCCTGTAAGTGAAGTGGTTACTGGGGCTAACGCTACAACCGTATATACTGTTTATGATTTTAAGACGGTCACATCAATTACTGCATCGGGTGCGTCAGCGGGAACGGTAAGCATTGGCACAAATGGTGTTGCTTCAAGCCGCCCTGTATTTATTGATACCTACGCAGATAGCAGCATTTATATTCAAACAGATACTGGCGGATCTTCGGCTATTACCTATACAATTCAACTTTCCGGCGATAATCCCAACAATGCACAAATTGGCATTGGAACGGATACTTATGTAAATGCACGTTGGATTAATTCTGGAACGGCAGCTTTGGTAAATGCTACAAGTTCACAAAACGCCAACCAAGCCGGTGTGCCAATTATGATGCGGTGTTTAATTTCAAATGCTGGGTCTAACACTTCAGCATCAGTTCATGTCAACTTTAACCAATCTGGTATGGTTTCCTATTAATTAAAGTTAGGTTGTTATGACCACCAGCGGCACATATTCTTTTAACCCTTCGCTTGGTGAGTTAACGCTATATGCGTTTAATTTAGCTGGGGTTAGAAACACAGCTATTGCGCAAGAGCATTTGTCTTCTGCGCGCATGGCGACCAATCTTATGTTATCGCGTTGGGCCAACCAAGGCGTTAATCTTTGGGAAGTAGAGCTTGTAACTGTTAATTTAGTAACAGGAACATCTACGTATAGCGTTGATCCTAATGTAGTTATGGTATTGGACACATACGTAACCACGCCTAATAGTGGCGCAAATATAGATAGAATCATTCTGCCTGTAAGCCGCACAGAATATGCTTCGTATCCTAACAAAACGCAGCAGGGATTCCCTACAATCTATTGGTTTGACCGACTAATTAGCCCAACCATTACGGTTTGGCCTGTTCCTAATACGTCAAACGGCCCAACAACTTTGTCGTATTACGCAGTTACACAAATACAGGACAGTAACCTAACCAATGGCCAAACAGTAGATATTCCGTATCGTTGGTATGAAGCCTTTGCTAATGGGTTGGCTTATCGTCTGGCAAGGATTTGGAATCCGCCATTAGTCCAAATGCTTAAGATGGAAGCCGACGAATCATATGCAATTGCCGCGCAACAAGATACTGAGTATGTATCTATGTATGTATCACCGCAGGTTTCTGGCTATTGGCGCAATTAAGGAGGCGTAAATGGGATATGCCTCTAAAGTTGGCCGCGCTAGAGTAAGCTCTAAGAACCCACAAGCCTTAGGTGTCTGCGACAGGTGCGGATTTTTGTACAACCATTCTGATTTAGCTTGGCAGTTTGATTGGGGTGGCGCATCGCTTATTAACAAGCGTATTCTCGTATGCCGTCCTTGCAATGATATTCCACAAAATCAGTTGCGTGCTATTGTTCTTCCGGCAGATCCAATTCCGGTCATGAACCCTCGTGTTGAGTTTTGGACATCTACACAAGTAGATCAGCTTGCTGAGTCTGGTACCAATACGATAGATGCCACAACTGGTCTGCCTGTGCAGAACCCTGTTTATATTAATACCCAAGATGGGCAGTATGTTGCGCCGCAAGAAACGGGCAATCCCGTTGGCTTAGAGCAATATGCTATATCTCCGCTATTTCAAAATACTGCTTATGCGGTGACGTTGCCAATTGTGTCTATGCAAGCTAATGGGACAACCATCATTACGGTTACAACATCGTCAGCGCATAATTTGATAGTAAACAGCCAAGTATCTATTGAAGGAACCACCAAAGGCGCAAAAACGGATGGTTTTTATAGCGTCACAGCAGTTGGCTCAGCTACGCAATTTCAGTACACGGTTGCTCAAAATGTAGCTTCTGGTAGTATATTGGGGTCTACAACGCTTGTAAAAACTGCTAATGTGGGCTTGCCATATGAACTTACTCAGATTCCACAGACTGGGCCGTTAGCATGAGTACGACCACCATACCAAATTTACCAGCGGCCATTTCTTTAACTGGATCTGAGCAATTAATGCTCATTCAGAATGGCTCTACTTATCGCGCCACATCTCAGCAGATTGCTAATCTCAATGCCAATAATGGCACGGTAACATCTATTACGGCACAAGCACCGCTTTCTGGCGGAACCATTACAACGACAGGCACTATTGGCCTTAACAATAATGGCGTTACCAATACATATCTTGCCCAGATGAATGGCAATACGCTTAAGGGCAATAATACGTCGGGTTCTGCCCAGCCAGTAGATTTGACGGTTAGCCAAACAATGACGATGCTAGGTGCAGCACCGCTTGCGTCGCCTGCATTTACGGGTACGCCTACGGCTCCAACGGCAGGTTCTTCCGACAACAGCACACAGATTGCCACAACAGCATTTGTTAAAGCACAGGCTTACGGCACTGGTACGGTTACATCAGTGACAGCTGGTAGCGGTTTATCTGGAGGTACGATAACCACTACTGGCACTATTTCATTGCCTACCACGGGTGTGACGGCGGGAACGTATGGCTCCACATCATCCGCCCCCACGATTACGGTGGATAGTTATGGTCGCATCACGGCAGCATCCAGTTCTACAATTACACCTGCAACAATCGGCGCGGCGGCATCTTCTATTACGATTACTGCTGGTTCTGGTCTTTCTGGTGGCGGCGATTTAACCGCAAATCGAACCATAGCATTAGCATCGCAGGCTGCGTTTACCATTTTGTCTAATAATTCATCCGCATCGGCTGTTCCAACGGCTGTATCGCTGTCTGCTATTTTGGATAGCAATATTGGTAGCACGCAAGGTGAAATGCTTTTCCGTGGTTCTGGTGGTTGGGTTGGTTTATCGCCGGGTACATCAGGCCAATTATTGCAAACCAAAGGTGCAGGCGCTGATCCATCATGGACCACTATTTCTGGCGTGGGTACTGTAACAAGTGTTAACGGATCAGGCGGCACGACAGGATTAACGGTTACAGGCGGTCCTATTACATCGTCAGGTACATTAACGTTGGGTGGAACGCTCAACATCGCCAATGGCGGCACAGGGCAGACAACGGCTTCTGCGGCATTTAATGCGCTGTCTCCTATCACTTCAACTGGTGATCTTATTATTGGTAACGGCACCAATAGTGCTACGCGCCTTGCCATAGGAACTAGCGGGTATGTGCTAACGTCTAACGGCACAACTGCATCGTGGGCAGCATCTTCTGGCGGGGTTTCTTCATTCTCCGCAGGCACAACGGGATTCACGCCCAATACCGCAACCACAGGTGCAATTGTTCTTAGTGGTATTCTTTCTTCTGCTAACGGTGGAACAGGCGTTAATAATAGCACAAATACATTAACTTTGGCGGGAAATGTGACCCATGCGGGGGCATTTACGCAGACTTTT